TGCGACCAAAAACGTGCAGACCACGAATAACGTCAGAGAACGACTCAGTTGAACGAACCACTTCGGTCTTAGCAATGTGCGAAGCAGTGGATGTGGACGACATGTGACCTGCGAGAATAACATTCTCAGAGGCATCAGTTGCCACACCAGACAGAGTTACCTGATCGGTGCCTGCTGTCGAATTAAGCGCAGTTGACTTGTAACAGCGGAAACCAGCAAGGGTGCCCGGAATTGCAAGACCGTTACGCAGTGGTGAAGTTGCATCGCCGGTTACCTGTACTTCAGCCATCTTATTACCGGCTTGGAACATCTTCTCGTAGAAGATCGGCGGTGCTACGAACCAGCGATTCTCTTCCGGCACGGACTGATCGTCGAGCGTACGTGCCATCAGCAGCATCAGGTTGATGCCTGCATCGTCGGTTTCTACGTTGATTGGAGCAGATGCCGTACCCAGAGCAGAGTTGGTAGTGGTCAACCCGCCAGAGAGTGAGGCATCGTCAGCACCTGCGATACCTGCGCCATCGGAGATAGCCTGCAGGACGTTCGCGTCGTACTTACGCTTCAAGGCAAATGCACCAGATGAGGTAGCAAGTGCTTCGAAGTTTACGTGCGAGTGCCGCTCTTCGATGTCGTCGATCTTAAACGCAAAAGCGTTTGCATTATCGACAACCATCGTGATTTGATCGTCAGCCAAGTCTTGTGGATTCACAACGGAGCCGCGTGAATATGACGAGACAGTGACTGTTGGTTCTTTGATGATGCGAACCGTGTCGCCAAAGTTTTCAATTTCGCCCGCGTAGTCGGTATTTGTAATGTCTTCTACAACCGAAGCACGACGGAAGAACTTGAGAACCTTTTGGCTGAAAATTTCCGGTGCGAAGTTACCGGAAGGCAGGTTATTATAACCTGAAGCACTATTGAATGCCATTGGTTCTTTCCTTCCTGTTTGAGGTTAGGTTAGTTGTTGGGGTCGATCCGTCCCTCTTGACGTGCAGCGTCGAGTTCCTCTTCGAGTCTCTCGAACTCCCACGGCTTGAGGCTGCGGATTTCAGAAGACTTCCAGATGCGCTTCTCTCCGCCCTGTTCTGCAACGATGTCCCTAGCTTTAGGGGCACGTACAGAAGTTGCAGCATCGTTTTTCGCTCTGCTAGTCTTCTTTTTTGAGATTCCTGCGTCTGCTTTGTACAGATCAAGAACTCGTGAGGCCCAACGAGCGTCGGTATTGTTTTTGTAGATACCATCCGAAATAGATTCGGGTTGCTCTTGTAGCCAAGCTAAAAACTTGTCGTCCGATTTGATCGTATCGAAGTCAGGGTGATTAGCTGTTAGTTCGCGGTAAGCAGCCTGTACTACCGTTTCCTTCTCACGCTCCTTGATAACCTTCAGTTCTTTCTGGAGTTCGTTGGTGCGTTCACTGGCTTGCATCGCTGCTACAGTTTCTACTACACCATACACATCAGGGTATTGCGCTTTGAATTCTTCCAACTCTTCAACTGTCTTCGGCATAGGCACGTTTGCCTGTTTCGTTGCCGCTTCTAGCTGTTGTCTTTCCGCCTGAAATTCTGCGAGTTTTGCATCGTAGTGCCGCTTCAAGTCATCGTATCGCTTCTTGTAGTCGTGATCCGGTTTCTCTTGCGTCGTCTCTACAAAGCTTGTAGATTCAGGTTGGTCGGTATCTTCGCTTGCTTCTACCTCCGGGGTATCGTCGTCGTCTTTGTAAACGTCCTCACGATAGTTGCCTTTGTAGAGAGTATCGCTATTGATAGTTCCGAAAGAGTCGTTCGGCTTGTTGGCTCTTGCGCCACGTACTTGTTTTGCCATTTTATTACCTCTGGTTAGCGGGGCTACTTTGGCTTGTAGGTAGCCGCTCCGGTTGTGTCAGGGCCGCGTTGCGGGTAGCTGACGAATTCTATTTATTAATGCCCAATTCTTTTTTAGCAGCGTAGTACTTTTGCATTGACGCATCATTGCCAAAGTGTTTTCGCACCAAGTCTTCTTCCGACTTGCTCATTCCTGCTTTGTATCTCATGTACAAACCAGCAAGGGTGGGGTAGTGCTTTTTATGTTCTTCTAGGGGTATATTGCCGTAACCTAATCCCCGATACTTAGCTTTTTCTTTTTCTGAGGCGTTTGTCTTTTTAGATGATCCTTCTGGACCTACGTAAATATCTCCATATTTTTTTACGTTAAGTGCGTTACGCCCTTCTGCAATTAATTTTTCGTAATATTTTTTAAGTCCCGGCTCAGTTTTAAATGCTAGGTCTAGTTCTCCAAACCTGTCAGTTTTCATAGCCTCTAGTGTTTTCTTTGTAATTTGAAGGGGGCCAAATGCAGAAGATTCTTTGCCTGTTTTATCGGACCGTGTAAAGAAATACCCTTCGTTTCGATCCTCATACCCCCTAGTTTCTACAAGAGTCAGGGCTTTTTGCACTGCTCCTATATCAATATCATTAACAGTATACGGGGGTAATCCTCCTGAATCGTACTCTTTCTGCTGTATAAAGCCTGAGGGAGTGGGCGTTGTTACATTCAAGCCTGACTTCATTAGTTCGACTGCAGAAAGCGGCCCAGCATAACGAAGCATACCTCCGCTATTGTATCCCCCTATAAATCCTCCCTGCGCTGCAGCCTGACGGCGTTCCACTTCGGGCTTGCCCCTGTTGTTTTCTTTTTCTAGGGCAGCGTATCCGCCAAATTTGCCGATATCGTCTACGTCGATAACGTATTCGCCCTTAGAGAGGGCTACGTCCATCATCTTGCCACCCTTTGCAGCCTTGCGTTTTTGTGGGCCTTTGGGTAGCTTGCCTTCTTTTTGTAGGCGTTCTGTGGTTGGTGCGTTGAGAACAAACGATCCTACACGGACACGGTGGTTCTCTGTGTCGGCAACTGTAGTGCCCTTTGCATAGTTCTGGGGTGGGCCGTCTACGAAGCCGGTAGACTGTATAGGGTCAACTTTGCCACCTTTGTTTTTTTTTACGATGCCGCCCTTGCGGTATTGATCCACATCCATGCCATCGAATAATTCTTCCCCAAGAACACCCCGCACAACTCGTGCAGCAGGTGTTTCCATAAAGTCTTGCAGTACAGCGTAGTCTTTTTTGTTTAGTTTCTTTACGCGACTCAAAACTCGCTGCTGATACTTATTCATTTCTTTAGACACAGAACAATCCTTCCCACAGCGTAGCAAACAGGCTCCCAAAACGCTCTTTCGATACGTCCTATCGGATGACGTTTACCCTTCTTCTGCATCCAAATGTCTGCAGTGCGACGACGAGCAATCCCTTCCAATATATTACGAACAAACTTGCGAGGCCTAGTAACGCCGCCGTATCCGTATGTTACGAGGGGCTGAAAGATAGCGTGATATCCTGCTTGATACTCAGGAGCCATGTCACGACTGTGTGCCAGCCAAATAGCTTGACGGAACGAGCCAAAACCGTAGGCTTGGTTCATGGCTGTGCAAACAATTTTGCCGCCACCGCCATCGTCGTCATCGTCGTCCGGTGAAGTGCCACCTCCCGGCGCACCTCCGGGACCACCATATGGATCGTCTGGGCCGCCTGCATAGGGTGGAGGCGAGGACGGGGGAGGTGCGCTTGATGATGTATCGTCATCGTCGTCCGGTGAAGTGCCACCTCCCGGCGCACCTCCGGGACCACCGTAGGGATCGTCTGGGCCGCCTGCGTAGGGTGGGGGCGAAGGCGGGGGAGGAACAAAGGAGTCATCGTCCGGTTGAGACGGAGGGCTTGGGTCCATTCCCGGATCACCCGGATAAAAATCATCTGGTTGAGAGGCGGGAGGAGAAGTCGGAGGAGGAACAAAGGGATCATCTACACCGGGGCGGAAGTCTCCTGCCCCCGCATCATCCTCTGGCGGAGTAATGCCTGTATCAGGGTCTGGATCATCATCAAAATCAGGCAGTGGGGGCTGCGGAACAGGAGTAGCAGGAGTATCTGTATCAGGGTCAAAGTCTCCCGCACCCGCATCACTCTCTGGCCCTGTAAGACCTGTGTCGGGGTCTTCATAGTCTGATCCCGGAGGAACAGCAGGATCAACAGGAGGCTGATAGTTCATGGCAAGAAGCTGATCTATAATTTGTTTTCTCTGTCCGGCAGTCAAGCCCTCTGGGAGTACGCCTGAAAGTACGTATCCACCAAAAGGTCCGGGTGATACGCCAATAATGCGATTACCCAACATTCCTACACCGTATCCAGCTTCTCCTGCTCTCATTTTATTTTGAATGTTGGTAAGATTTTTTTTAGATATCGCTGATCCCGCAGCGATAAATGGATTAAATCCCAGAGGGGATAGTCCTGCTCCCAGATACTTATCCATACCTACAAATCTGTCGCCTACGTCGGCTCCGATACCCGTTACGTCTAAGGCTCCGGTGTAGTAAGTTTCGCCGTCTTCTCCTCCCACGCTCGTGCCAGAGTAAAATGAGTCAGGACTTGTATAGTCTGGTGTGGGACGAAAACGATCACTGATGTCCATCCGTTCTTCGTCGTCAAACGGACTGGGAGCCTTCACTGTTGGCCGCGTCACACCGGGAGTCGTGCCCAGTAATGCGCCTGATGCAATATTTTTTAAAAACTGTGAAGCCATTACTCTTTTGCTCTTACTGCTGCATCATAATCAGCCTTGAGGCCCTTGATCTGTTCCAGTGAAGTTATCCTCCCCTGCAGCCGGAACACTTCCAGTTCCGATTGTGCCGCCACCAACGCCCGAAGCGTCATCTGGATTTGCTCCCGGAGGTACTCCTCCAAGCTGTCCCACGCCTCCTTGTTCGCCACCAGTGGGCTGACCTTGCTGGCTTGCTTCTTGTTGAGCATTGGCTAGTCCTTTCAACATCTCTGCAAAAATCTGTGCCTCATTCATGTCGTTTACGAGGCTGTCCGGATCGATGTCCTGTGCTATGGCAAGTTCACGCATAAGGTTTGGAATCTTGATGAATGGTGCTAGCATTGGGTTCGATACGGTCTGCAGCAGGGTGGTAAGTCTCTGACTGCGTACTTCCTTCTGCATCACTGCAGCTACACCACGAGGCTTGATCTCTAAGTCACCCTCAATCTCCGGTGAAGAATCGTTGAACTGCATGTTCCACTGGAAGTATGCCTCACCCAGCGGCTTGAGAAGCTGGTCATCTATGTTCTTGATGACTGTCTTCAAGGACAAACTGGCCCCACCTAACAGCATAGACAGACCTGACGCGGTGCGTCCCGTGCCAGTTACGCCTGTCTGACCGTGCATAATCGACGGCAGTCCTGTCTCTTCGTCAGCAAGCTGTCGGCTAATCTGATACATCTGAATATTCTCAGGTGCCGTATTTGGAAACTTGAGGCCATTGATTGCTGTGCCGGTAACGCCTGACTGTCTGCGGAATATCTTGCCGGGGAAGATATCCATGTTCTGTCCGGGAACCAACGATGCTTCATCAACATCGAACACAAGATTGCCAGCAAGAGCGAGGTTGTCAATTGCCATACGAACGTGGCCGTTCATCAGCAGTTGAGCGTCTTCCATGTTTTCTGCTACGCCAACACCCCACACTTGGTATGGATTGATTTCGTATGGAAAGACTTGATAGGGTATGCGGGCTGGTGTGAAGGGATTTAGGACACAGCGAAGAATTATGGTTCCGCATGTCCAGACGTTCACCTGTACCTGTTCAAACTCACTCATGTCCGAAGGGACATCTAAGCCAGATTCTCGTGCTAGTTTGGCATCTAGGAAGCCCCAGTATTCTAGGATTTCGTAACGGCTATCCCCTACGTAGGGTTCTGTCTCTTCCTCACGAATCGTATCTTCGTAGTACTTGTCTTCGTAGTTAGGCCCTTTTGCTAGACACTCTTCAATAGCATCAGCGTAGAAGTGGGGCTGTGTTATTAGGTTACGAAGTTGTTGACGGTTCATACGGTGTCGTTGGATTACGTACTCGCAGTCGTCAATACTTGTAGCTGACGGATCAGGATGAAAATCCCACGCAGATACGTGTTCTATGCGCGGTACAACCCGCTCGTATGGATTGTACATACGTCCCTCTGGGCCGTTCTCCCAGCGGTGTATTCGCTTGTAGTGATTAAATGGTCCCTTGACGATGCCCGTACCCAAGAGTGCGGACTCGAAGATAGCACTGCGTAGTACGTTCACTGCGCGAGTGTCGAGAAGTTGATCGTGAATCATCTTCTCCATGTTTAGTGCGGCATTTTGTGCAGGCTTAATTTGGGGTTCGCCGACAAGGGCTGGTCCCTCAGACAAAGGGGCATTTCCGTACTTGCCTGCTAGACCGCCCAAGAAGTCTCCAGATGGTGTAGCCTGTGTAGCACCAAATGGAAGTTCCCTTCCATCACCGGCAAAACCATACGGGTCTTCCTGTGGCTGCATCTGATCTAGGGGAGTGGTTAGATGCGCAAACTCCGATATACCTTCTGGTATAGGAGTCGGTTCTATGACCAGTGGAAACTTTTTGTTGGCAAAGAGGATGTCTACAATCTGTCCGTATGCAGCAAGAACCTTAGTCTTTGTGATCTTGATAAATACCCTCGACTTCTCGCTGTCACGATACTGTGTAGTAGAATCATAGATGCCTCGAAAGTTCTTATACGCTCTCAGCCATCGCTGTTCGTATGAAAATCTTCCGTTCTCTGCCTCGTCGAACCGTGTCTTGACGTACGCTGCCAACCCCGGCATCTGCTCTTCGGGTTCGACAAGGGGTACAGCAGTATCGTCTGCAGGTTCTAAAAAGTTATCGGACATGTCGCTTCCTTAGTAGTCGCGTTCGTCTGCCATCTTAAACAGTGAAGCCTCTACAGTTGGCTTGGTTTGCTTTTTAGGCATAGCTTCGATCATCGGTCCTGTCTGAACACGAGTATCAAATTCCAAGCTTTCACGATAGAGAGAGGATGCACCCTCGTCCTTATCGACGCTTGTCTTGTCAGCGTTCATAATGTACGCTGCACCAAAGTTGTAGTTGTTACCGGCCATTCTTGCCTCCGTTGAGTGTTTAGCGGACTACGCCGCCGTAGAGAAACGATGGTGCTTGATCCATCGCGGTTGTTTCCCCTCGCATCGCATTAGCGCGGGCTTCGGGAACTGGTACGAACCCTTGTGCAGCCATGTCAGGCGCAGGGGGTGCGGGATCGGGAATTTTCGGGGCGGGCGCATCTGCGGCCTGTTGGCTGAAATCAATTCGGGGAACCATGCCCAGCACAGAAGCCATTTGGAGTGCTGTCTTTCCTGCTCCCTCCGGATCAGCGACAGCACCCGTAACCATTTCGCCAACGACGCCTGCGCCACCTCCCATGCGAGACACAAAACTATCCTCAGGCTGTCCCGTCAGTTCTGACGTAAAGGTGCGGCCTTTTTGTTCTGCAATGTCATAGCTTTCTTTGTCTACAACACCACCAATCAAGTCAAACAGCGGGCCGGGGGCGGACTTGGCCATAGCAAGCCCCGTAGTTGCTGCTGCTATAGCACTAGATTTGAGAGTCTTCTTAGCTGAAGAGAACTCTTCTGCCATATCAGCTAGGAAGTCATCAAACATTCCTGATGCTTGTTCTTTTTTTGCCGCTGCTGCTGCCTCTTTACTCTGCGCCTTTGCAACAGCGAGTGCCTCACTCTTTGCTACAGCCTGATCAATTTTTTCTTGGTCTATACCGGCCCGCGTTTCTACAGCAGCACTCTCGTCAAGAGCAGCCTGTAGGTCAGAAGCTGCTGCACTCGCTCTTAATTCAGACCGTCTAGCATTCCTAACTTCGTCGATAAGTTCAACATCAACTTCAGTTAGTGGTCCTACATTTTGATTAGCAGGAGTAGGAACAACATCAGAGCCGCGAGGTAAAACCTGAAGTTTAGGTGAACCTACAGCAGTTAGGTTGTTTGCAGAAACATTCAAACTAGCAGGCAGTTCGTTTAAGGTTTCTAAGCCCATTACTTCGGCCATCATGTTGTGAAGGCCATTGAGAGCTTGTCTTTCCGCACTTCCCTCGCCAGTTTCAATCGGAGATATGTAATTTGCGGCAGTCATTTTTTTGACTGACCCCATCATCTCATCGTAAGAGGCATGTCCCATAACTGTACTTACGGGTATACCCATGTTGAGTTCGCCAACCATAAGAGACGGAACAATCTTACGTATATCACTCGCACCAACAAAGGGACGGGGCTTCCCTCCCCCTAGTATCTTTTCGTACTGTTTAAACTGATCCCTTATTCCGCCTGCTACTTTTGTAGCTGTGGTCATTTGCGCCGTTGTACGATCAAATATTACGGACTGGCCGTTTGCTACGGCTGCAGCGTGTGCGTCTCTGAGTATCTCTAGGGCAACTTCGGGAAGTTGAATTGCCCCCCTAATTTTATTACCCCTTCTCCACTCTTCTTTAAATTGTCCTGTTTCGAAATCAAAATCATCTATACCTATTTTTCCTACTTCTCCCGGACGAAGGGGCACAAGGAAATTAAACGCTACGGCAGCGCGGGTTTGAGGATCGGGGATTGCATTAATACCCTTGATAAATGCGGGTATAGCATCTTGAGCGGGAGGAACAGCTTTGGGCTTCACACGAGACTGCCCAGCTTCGCTGGTGCCACGAGGCTGCACGGCAGTAGCCAATTCTAGTTCAGTCGCTCTTCCTGATGCCCCATACCCAATCTTGTATGAATACTCCGCACCCTCTTCAGATTGTGCAGCAAGCTTGCGGAGTTGCTGTTCAGCAGCACCTAGTTCGACGAACTGAGCATTCTTACCCTGCTCGTTAAGATCACGAAGAAATTTATCAGTTGATACAGTTGACCAGTTGTCGTCTAGGCCATACCCCATCGCTTTAATTCTGTTGAGTGTAGCACCGGGATTTTTCCGAATAGAAAGAGCCTCACGAATAGTAAGCGTACCATCCGCAGCCTTCGCTCCTATTTCAATCTTGCTTGCCATTTAGTATCCGAATACTTCGTCTTGGACTTGGTGAACTTGGTTCTTGATCGCATGGAGTTGCTGGTGTATCGAAGCGTAGCCACTCATGCGTGTCATCATTCCGTAGCGCAGGGCATCGTATGCGTGGTCTTCTGCCTTCGTATCTACGTCTTCGCTGTTCGTCTTGGAGAGTGGTATGCCTGCAATTTGCTTGACGATGTTCTGACACGATGAGAAGAAGCGTAGGCGTGGCTCTTCTGTGTATGGATCGTCAGCGAGGCGGCGGTGTATTTCCATCTTTCCTTGAATGCGATTGCGGTCTGATGGAGTCCAGCGCACACCCTCACGCATCATCACTTCTGCAATTGACGGCCCGAAACCCGTCTTGTTCCAACATGACGAGTCGAGGACCGTGTAGTGAGGTAGAGGGTCTAGTTGTTCCGCTTCTAGTATTCTAGCGGCTAACTCCTCTGCTGTCAAGTGCTTTTGGTATAATTCTCTGTATATCCAAATATTGTTGTCCCAGTCGATAGCACCCCAGAGAACACAGGATGGTGCTGCGTATCCGTAGTCGGCCATACGTATGCGAGGCCAGTTCGTTGGCAAGTCGAATGCTTCGACAACATGCTTGGATCGTGAAAATTCTGGGAAGGCCGCTCCCTCCGCCACGTCCCAATCCCCTTCAAGAAGCCTCTTCCGCTCGACTTCCGGGAGCGACCTGAGCATAGCCTCGTACTGGCCGTCTGCCATCAGGTAGGGATTGTCAGTCAGCCTTGCTGGTACGAACTTGCGGTAGAACAGGGGCTGACCAGCCTTTTCGTGACCCGCAGGCCACACAAAGGGATTTTTTGTTTCTACGTCGAAGGCAGGAAAAGGCTTGTTCTCTGGTGTTCCTTCGATGTAGGTCTTCTTGACCCACCAACCACCCACTCCTCCGGGGTTGGCTGTGCAGCGCATGTACAGGTGTTGCTGGAGTTCAGGATCAGTAGCACGAAGGCGAGAACGCAGGTAATCCCAGACATAAGGTGTGGGGTACTGCGTAATCTCATCGATGCCTATCCAGTTGAATGCCTGTCCCTGAAAGCGGGTTACGTCCTTGTCTTTGTCGAGGTAAGTGAACCAGATGGTTGCACCAGAGGGAAAGACCCACGTAGACTTCGACTCACGAAACTTCGCACCGGGAAATGCCTTGACGTATAATTGACGTGACTTATCGATCAGTTCGGTTAGTTCGTCGAGAGTACGCCTAAGAAGAAGCCCACGATGATTAGGGTTGTGGCAGAAGCGCAGAGGATCGGCCAAGAGAGCGAAACTCTTTCCGCCACCCGCTGCTCCACCATAGAGAACATCTCGTTCACTCGAACTGAGAAACTCTTCTTGGGGTCCACTGTTGGGACGGAATACGATCTGTGCATCATCCACCAAATCTGCAACGGCTGCAGGCAGGTCATCCAGATCACCCTGATCAACGACTGTCGTATCTTTTCCAACAAGGGCCTTCTCCACTTTGCCTATTTTGGTTTCGAGTTTGCGGGCGTAGCGACGTTTGTCCTCTGCCGCCTTCGTTGTCTTGGCTGCACGACGCTTGGCTGCGTTGAGTTTCTTTTGGGCAGCACGTCGGGCACGTTCCTTTGTAGACAGGTTGTACGTGGCTTTGGGTGCGTTGGGGTCTTTCTTAGGACGACCCGCCATCGATCACGACCTCTTTCTTGGGTGGCAGCAGGACAACGCCGTGTACTGCAGCTACGTTGTGGTTGATTGTCTCCTGCTGCTTCACTCCTACCCTGTTTAAGAGGCTCTCAGCAGCCTTGAGACGCAGATCATCACCGCGTTCGGGGGCGGGGTTGTCAATTGTGTCTACGAGGCGTGTAGCGGCCTTGTAGGCATTCATAGACAGGATGTCTTTCGTGCGATCTACGATCTCTTCAGCGAGTGTTTTGCGTAACCAGACTGCACTGCCCTTCGAGTAGCCCGCATCTACGGCTGCTTGGGTTACGTTGCCACCGTTTTCGAAGAGAATGTCGAGGAATTGCGTCTGTTGGGGCGTCAATTCACGCTTTTTTGGTGTTTGTTGGGGCAGGAGGTTCATAACTTAAGTCGATTCCTGTTTGGCAGGGGTACAAGTCGCGGCTACGATGACTTTTCCGGGCGTAACTGCGCGTATTTCACCTATCATCTGGACAACACGGGTCGCACAGTCACCCTCGTCGAGGTACGGACCCTTGATATCGGTGAATTGTGTGCATTCGTTGGGGCTGTGAAGCCAACAAGCGAATATCATAGCCGTGAACATAGCTGTTTTCCTAGAAGTGAAGAAGGGTGAGACGCATTCATGTCCGCTACCACTGGGTTAGTACAACTGAATTGTCGTGTAGTGGGGTGGTCCGACATAAAAATGCGGCTCACGTCAACAGTATAGGGACTTTTTACATGTGTGTCAACTTTTTTTCTTGACAAAATTAAAATCAGACTGTACTATGGGCATAGGCCCGCGGGGGTAAACCCCATAGGTACCCTCCGACAACCATCGGGTACTCCCCAACGTATCCTTTTTACTCATATTGATTACTATACTCGACACAATTGCTGTCGGGATTGCATACAGATACTGGTACTCCCCCGGTGGCCTTAGCGACCCCTATGGGCCGTTCCCCATCGGTGATGCCAAGGTGGCCAACAATTCGACAAACCCAAACAAAGCCCCGCCGGATTCACTCTTGCATGTGCGTCTGGCTCTTTTTTTTACCATCCGCCGACAATTTGTCATGTGCCTTACTTCATGGGGCGTGTGTCACGGGCAAAAAGCGCAGCAATCCCCGAACAAGTAACCCGCCAGATTATCCCGCCTAAACAAACCCGTGCGGTATTTACTGGCATCCGCACAAAAAAAGACCCCCGCCACTAAGGGACGGGGGCAAGGTTGGGAGGAAGATTGCCGGGATATTAGCCCCTCACCGGCAGGGTAACTCTTCAGTCGTCTTTCGAGACTGTAAACTGTGCGGACGCAATAGAGCGGGGGCTGCTGCTCATCCACTTCTGCAAGCCGATTGCATCCATGAAAGTATCTAGGGCATCGATCTGGCTTTCAATGCCGGTAATCATTGTCCGGATTGTGCGGATTTCCTGTTCGGTAATCGCGAATACCTTCCTAGCTTCAGATGTAGTCAGTTCGTTTTTGATTTGTGTATTCATTGTTATAGTTCCTCTTTACCTAGATGTGTGAGGCGGGCAACCGCGCCCGCCCCTGATTATAAGCACAAGTCATGCAGCCTTTGCAAGCCGATAAATCTTGGCATATCCCCCGCGATGATTGCCGGTGTTGCGCCTGTCGATCTGATAGCCCATCTTTTCAAGCTGCCAGAGATAGGTATAGACGGTTTCTTTCGTGATCCGCAAATTACCGGCAAGGGTAGGAACCGCGATATAGCCAGCCTCTAAGAACCGAAGCATCTTCTTCTGTGTTGAATTCAAGCGGACAGTTACAACGTCTTTCGGCTGCAGGCCGGATTCGTGCAGCGGCTGGCTTGTTTGTTCAGCGAACAATTCGCCCCGCATCTTGCTTATGATCCGGTCCCGCTCGTCACTCCTAATAGCAAGTTCGAAACGATCAGCCAGTGTCTTCAGTTCTGAGAGTAGTTCTGGTGGATACTTCATTGCGTGTGTTCTTTCTGCCCATCGGGCATTGCCTAGCCGAAAACAGCTAGAATGATTAGGACCAGTAGAACGATCCAGACAAGTTTAAACGTAGATGCAATTATGTCATGCATTTAGGACGCTAACCCTTCCAAGTACTGCCAAGACGGACCACCAACAATGGCCCGCACTTGGTCGTTGCGTGTGTACCTTTTCCGCTCGTTGCGGCCAGTTTCACGGGTATCTGGCAAATGTGTTGCCCAGTGTGTAAGCGCATTGTAACCCGCCCACAAGGTCGATCCCAACTCGCGCTTCTCTTCGTTGAACCGCTCCAACATGTAGTTCAAGCGGCGTTCATTTACCGACAAGCGTTCGTCAGTCTTGGCAGCTTCTGTATTCTTTTTGCAGATCGATTCCTTGAGGATGTCGGAAAATTGCTGGTTGGTCAGGCTGGCATTGCGCCACCGCATCATCTGCTCTTTCTGACCAGACCACATGCTAAGGCCCATCGTTGCCTTGCCAATCATCGCTTCCGCCGACACGTGGCCCCGATGAACCTTACGCTGGTGATAGGCTTTCTCACCGCCGAAAACGAGCGTATTGCGGCACAAGTCACGATATGCCCCGCTGAATATCTGCAAGGCCCAAGACATATCAACACTGTTGAACATATCCATCCGGCAGCGTACTACATCGTCACCACCGGCCAACGTCTTAGAGCGGGCCTGTAGATCATGGAAGTAGATTGTCCGGTGAACCCGTGCCCCCTCTTCATAGATGCGATCCACTACTTCGACATTGTCCAACGGCAAGTCAGAAGCTGCCAGTAGGTCAGCTTGTGCCTTGAACAGCGTGTCATGCGGTATGAGTGCGTACGACTTGCCGACGGGCCGGACGTTGAGCAGCCCGCCCGTAGCCTTGTTCTGCAATGCGTGGAAACCATCAAGCGGGCGTGGCTCGACAAACTCAACATCTTGATGTGTATAGGTCGTCTGTGCCTCAATCGGAACCCGCCGTATCTGCCCGAATTTTTCGTATAGGCTCACATCGTCAATGCGCTTATGCGTCACCCATATATTGTCGCCCCGTGCCTTCGAACGGCTGGCGGCTTGGTCTTCAATCGGTATCAAATCGAGTGGCATAACATGCCCCTTTCGTCATTGTTGTGTGGCTGGCGTTGGTGCCAGTTCGTGAATCATGGCACAAAGTTTGCAGAGTGCAAAACATTTTTTGCCCGATCCGGAAGCTGGCGGGCTGGCCCCATCGACTCGCCGCCCGCCCGATCAATCCGCCAGTCCTGCCCCGCCCCCGAACGGACGCACACAAGAAACCTTTAATTGATCCCCAAACTGTTAAGCAATGCGCTGACAATATTTTGAAGCATGGGGCTGACATTATTTGATGCCCCAACGATCCCGCCAGACGCGCCAAGTAATAGCCTGTAGCTGGTATGGCATCAGGCCAAGCTGCCGCGCTGCCTCTTCATATGCAGCCTGTAGGGCGCGGTATTCACGGACGCCAATATTCGATCTGTCGTCAGTCAATCCTACCTTTTCATCATAGGCAATGTTGCGCGCGTGACCATCGATTGTGACGTTGAATTCACCCATGATATCGCAAAAAAACGACGTGATCTTTTGCCCCTTGAGCATCGTTTTTGCCGTGTCGTAGTCCGGACGCGCTGCCAAGATGTCCCAAGCCTTCTGTTTCATCTTGTGATAGGTCGAAACCTTCACAGCGTCGATCCCGTCACCCCGCAGAAAAGCACCGATCAAGGCATCAGCGTTTATGACATTGCGTGACCACTTGTTATTCGGGGAAAGCGCAGCAATAACGGCCACCACCAAGTAAACAGCGATGTCATACTTGGCCGCGATATCATATGCCGCACACTGTGCAGACGAATACCAAGCCATACCGCCCGCCCGCTGGTCATCGTCTGCTGTCTTGTAACATGCAACGATGTTTGCGATCATGCGTTCGTGATCAACCAGTGTTGTTTGTTTTGTCATCGTGTTTTGTCCCTTCGTTAGAAAACGATATCGGAAACCTACGGACGGTAGCCAGTGTGGTCAAGTCTTTTTATTTGTTGTCCCTTTTCGTGCAGCCAGCACGACGGACAACGCAACGCCCCGCCCTCGTTCGTCATAGCTGGCTCACCGCACTTGTCGCACTTGTAGTCAGGGGACAGGGTTGTGTGCTTGTCGCTGACAAAATTACGACTGACAAAATTAGGGCTGACATTATTCAAGGTCTGGCTCCTGTGGTTCGGCGTGGTCCTGTTGCCATTTGAGTTGCAGTTCGTCGTACACTTCAGCCACAGTTTCACCGTGCTTGTCCATGAATTCCTGTCGCGTCATGTACGCGGCGTCCTCTTCCATCTCAATCATCCAGTCGGATACTTTACCCATTGCGTGTTCCTACCTTTGTCTCATAGTTTTCAATGTCACCGATCACGTCATCAATCCTGCCATATGCCAAGTCGAGGTCGCTGTCAATGAGGTCAATGTCTTCGAGTGCGTTCTTTGCCTGCGTGAGAAAGGCACGGATCACTGTCGTCTGTGTTAGCTTGGCGCGGTACACTTCACCACCACCGTGACACTCTGTACAGTAGTACACCGTGCCAACAATCTCACCACCTCGTATAGGGTCCGGTACTGCCTTCTCGCCCTCGACTTTACCATAGCCGCCACACTGCCAGCAGTGACACGACTCGACGTGGTACTCCATCAGCCAAACCTCCCGCTGTCCATTACCAGTTGATACCACTTAGTCATCGCTGGGCACCTCTTCTTCAATCCACTTGTAGTCTGCCCACCAGTTTCTTCGGCCTTGCTCATTATGAGGCTGAAACAGTCCAAAGCGATTGCCCAGAAGACTGTCTGCACCATCCAGACTGCGAACAATACTGTAGTCAATATCACACTTCTCGTCTGTGGCCCTGTTGAAATCCTTAAGGGCGTTAATGATGGTGCGAACCTGTTCTAGCTGCCACTCGTCGAGTTCGATAGTGATCTTTTTCTTTTCCATGCTGCCAATCTCCTTGTGTGTTGGCGTTGCGATACATAACCCATATTGGTAAAAACAATGGGCGTCAAGCAAAAAAAGAGCGGGGCCAGAAAAATCCAGCCCCGCTCTCCACACACACAACAACGAAAGTGTATCCCTACGAACTACCAACCTCGTAGGGAATACCCAGTTTTACCAAGACGTGACGATGCTTGTCAAGCCATCGTTTACACTCCTGTTCGTTTTTGCCGACAAATATTGTCACAAGGCGCAGATAGTCTACAGCCTGCTTCCTCTTGACAAGTTCGCGGCTTGTCTCCCCGATGCGTACGGACGACACTGGAGCGACAACTTCCCACCGCCATCGATTGACAATCCCTATCTCTAGGGGTTTAGTTTTCAGGTTGTTCTTCATCACTGTCCTCGTCTAGGGCGTCCAAGTATATGTCGATGCCCTCACGCATCAAGTCAGACACAGCGACTTGTTCCCTGCTTGTCTTCTGTAAGCGTTCGGAGTGTGCAGCCAGTCTGTCGTACTGACTGACTGACATTAACAGACTATAGGTCTTTGTCGGTTCGTCGATCTTGGCTGGTCTTCCCATCACGAATGTCCTTCTTGGCTTGTTTGTCTTTTTCCCTAGTACGTTTGTCAGGTATGACTTGTTTACCGTACTTACGTAACTGTTTAGCTATAGGGTTGATTCTATTGATCCTTTTCATAACAGGGTATCCCCTATAGGGTGTTGTTCTTTGTATGTAATCGATTTGTCAACAGGGGTCAAGTGATTTTTTGTGTTGACAATATTTGCCATGTGGATTACCCCAGTGTCATGTCTCTTGACAAAAAGGAACACAACGATGAAGTCACCAGCTTGGTTAGCAGGGTATGTCGAGACACTCGACTTTCCTGCGCTGACAAAATACCGATCCGACTGTCCTGTCTGTGGTAAGAAGAACACATTCAGCGTGACGGACGACGGCATGCAACGTATGTGGTACTGTTTCCACGCTGACTGCAACGTGTCAGGCCGCACTGGCATCACCCTGACAAAGGAACACGCAAGCCGTGCCCTGCGTCACTCGCAGGCTTTGGTGCCTGCTCCTTCCCGTACTAATAACACTTACGAGATACCTGACACATTTGTCAGTCTTTCCCGTAACTTAGATGCTGAACTGTACGTGAAGCGTGTCAATTCGTACGATGCGTACCTGTCTGGCAGGGCTGACATTCGTTACGACTTCAAGCGTAATCGTGTTGTCTTTCTTGTCAAGGACGGTAACAAAGTTGTAGATGCAGCAGGGAGATCGATTGATGCTAGAGGCCCTAAGTGGTATCGTTACGGTGATAGTAAGAGACCTTTTGTTTGCGGAATTGATACTTGTGCTGTTGTCGTAGAGGACTGCGCCAGTGCGTGTGCTGTGTCGAACAATGCGACGGGCGTGGCTCTCTTGGGTACTAATCTTCTTACCGAACACATTGACGTTTTGAAACAATATGACCGTGTGTTCATCGGACTTGACAAGGATGCCACTGACAAGGCTATAGGTATGGTACGTACGCTGCACACGCACGTGCCGACACGACTGATGGTTCTTCGAACCGATTTGAAAAACATGCAAAGGGACGAACGGGATGACTTCATACGATCCTACATCGATAGATAAACAGATACTTGGCTTCTGCCTGAACTTCGAGTTTTTCTCGAAGGTGTCCAACACAGTGACACGTGACATGTTCACGAAAGAAATGCGTGACGTATTCGACGTGATAACCTACACGCACACCACCTACGAGTGCGACATCACTGTAGGCGAACTGTCAGTCCTCTTCAATGACCGCAACCCTGCTATGCCGGACTCGACACGAGAGCGGGCACAGGAACTGATTCTCACCCTAGACGAGGGCAACCCACACAACACGGACATGCACCTCGACATGGTGCGTAACTTCTGGCTGCGTGACCGTGCCCGGATTATCGGCGAGAAGGCCATTGAGATATTCACAGGCGAGAGCGAGGACTTTGGTGAGTTGCGGTCTATGGTCGAGTCTGTCGAGGACGGACGCATGTCTGACCGCACCACCTATGAAGAGGTGACGGACAGCCTCGACGAACTGCTCGACGCGAACACCGGAGAGCCTGACTTCCCTTTTGAGTTCGGCCTGATCAACGAGCGTGTGGCTGGCCTCGACAGGGGCAACTTGGGTATCATCTTTGCTCGTCCGGAAGTGGGCAAGACGACATTCTGCTGCTTCCTAGCCGCTTCGTATGTGCGGGCCGGACACAAGGTTGTCTACTGGGCAAACGAGGAGCCTGCTGAGAAGATCAAGATACGTCTCATACAGTCGTTCTTCAACATCACACGCAAGGAACTCGACGACAACCGCGCCAAGTACACACCGATGTACGAGCGGGATGTGATGCCGTACCTTAAAGTGATGGCCGCTGTGGGCATGGGCGTCGAGGAGGCGGACTCGTATGCAAAGCTGAACAAGCCGGACATCATGTTCATGGACCAGCTTGACAAGTTTCGCATATCCGGCGAGTACAATCGGGGTGACGAGCGGCTCAAGGAGACGTATGTTCACGCACGTGAGATTGCCAAGCGTAACAAGATGCTGGTGTGGGCTGTCAGTCAAGCGTCAAACGACGGACATGACCGTCAATTTATTGACTACAATATGATGGACAACTCGAAGACGGGCAAGGCCGGTGAGGCCGACATCATCATCGGCATCGGCAAGACAGGAGCGAGTGACGTAGAGAATATCGTGCGGCACATCTGCATTTCAAAGAACAAAATCAACGGATGGCACGGACCTATCAACGCACAGATTGACGTGCATCGTGGAGTGTACTACTGATGAAGTTTGGGGATGTGGCACCAGACGGGCGAGTATTCATAGGGTATCGTCTTAAAAAAAGAAAAGACGGTACTTTCAGAAAGCAAGTACGATGGGTTTCACCTGCTTACTACGAAAGAATGAGAACAAACATCAATAAACGAAGATTGTGGAAAATAAGGAGAAGGAGACACTGGCTGAACAACTATAAAATTAAAAAAGGTTGTGAAAGGTGTGGCTATAACACCCACGGTGTCGCATTACACTTTGATCACATAGAGCCGCCAAAGAAAGTTGATCAGGTATCTAAGATGCTAAAGGGAGGAAGAAGAAAGTTGATTGAGGAGGTTAGGAAGTGCAGAGTGTTATGCGCCAACTGTCACGCGATAAAAACATGGGAGGATATACAGAATGAACGTACTGACGTTTGACGTGGAGACAACTCACACGCACAAGACAGGTGGCGGCACCACTGCCCTGCCCTACTTTGGCAACAGTCTCGTAGCGATAGGATACAAGTGGCTGGTTAGTACGGTCACCTACGACTGTTACTATCACTCTACGGAGCAGGCAACACCCGATGCGTTCGGCAAGTTTCAACTGGCACTGAACCACGCAGACATACTCATCGGACAGAACATCAAGTTCGACTTGCAGTGGGTACGTGACTGCGGGTTCGTATACAACGGAGATATCTATGATACTATGGTTGCGGAGTATGTTCTATCCAAAGCGAGACGATGGCCTCTTGGACTTGCTGCTCTTGCAAAAAAGTATGACACGGTGCAAAAAGAGAAAGACCTCGTTCAGCCGTACTTGGACGAGGGTAAGACGTTTTATGATATACCGTGGGAGATAGTACGCGAGTATGGCATCGCTGATGTCATAAGCACCGAACAGGTCGCACTCAAACAACTGGATGCCTTTGGCACTACATTCGAGGACTTATACAATGAACGACTTACTACCGACACTGCGTCTGTCGCTTGAGATGACTGACACGCTGGCCCGTATCGAACGCAACGGACTACGCATCAACCTAGATACCCTAGACCAGATAGAGAAGCAGTATCAGGATGAATTCGATGCACTCGAACTGCGCCTCAACGACATGGCGCGTGAGGCTATGGGTGACACACCTATCAGCCTGACCAGCCCCGACGACAGGTCGATGCTGCTCTACTCACGCAAAGTAAAAGACAAGAAGACGTGGTCGAGCATATTCAACTTAGGCATGGAGCGGCGTGGTGCTACGATGAAGCCAAAGCAACGTACTCGCATGTCAGGAAAAGACTTTCGTCTCGCTGTACGTAACAACACCGATGTCGTATATAGAACAATTGGTGAGAAGTGTGCGGGCTGCTTGGGTTTCGGACGTGTACACCTCGTACGCAAGGACGGTACACCAAGCAAGGCACCACGCATCTGCAAGGCTTGTGAGGGCAAGGGCGTGGTCTATCGTCCGACAAACGAGGTGGCTGGCTTCAAGGTGGTGCCGCGCAACGTGCGTGACGTGGCGGCTGCTGGCTTCAAGACGGACAAGGACACACTGGCCGAACGTGAACTCGAACTGTCGGGTCCGGCTCGTGACTTCGCATCAGCATACGTACGCTATAACGCTCTTCGCATGTACTTGGGAACTTTCGTAGAGGGAATGAAAAACAATGTCGATGATCACGGAATCGTACATCCGGAATTTATGCAGTGTGTTACGGCGACGGGTCGCCTTTCGTCTCGTAACCCGAACTTTCAGAATATGCCACGTGGTAATACCTTCGAAATACGCAAAGTTGTCGAGAGTCGCTTCGAGGACGGCAAGATCATTGAGGGCGACTACTCGCAACTCGAATTCAGAGTGGCAGGATTTCTAGCCCACGACGAACAGGCCTATGCTGACGTGAGGGCTGGCACGGACGTACACAGCTACACGGCAGGGGTGATAGGCTGCTCACGTCAAGAAGCGAAGGCACACACCTTCAAGCCTCTGTATGGTGGCACTACGGGCACAGAAGCCCAGCAACGCTACTACAGGGCCTTCAAGGAGAAGTATGGGGGTGTAGCCCTCTGGCACGAAGACCTGCAGCGAGAGGCCGTTGAGCGGCGAGTAGTCACCCTTCCGTCTGGCAGGCAGTATGCTTTCCCCGATGCGCGTTGGACAAAGTACGGCACGGCTACACACCGCACAAACATCTGCAACTATCCTGTGCAGGGCTTTGCAACGGCTGACTTGTTGCCCGCTGCTCTCGTCCGGCTCGACAAACTATTCATGGAAAACGAACTGCAGTCGGTGATATGCAACACGGTTCACGACTCTATCGTGATCGACTGTCATCCTGACGAAAAGGACATTGTTGTCAGGCTGATGCGAGAGGCTATGCTGTCCCTGCCTGAAGAGACGATGCGTCGGTACGGCATAGAATATGACATGCCCGTCGAGATTGAAATAAAAATGGGCGATAATTGGCTTGACTTGGCTGTAGTCGATTAGTAAGATCAGTCTACAACCATTCTAACGTAAAGGAGATCGTGAGATCATGTTAGGGACAGAAATAGTAAATATGATGGACAACGACTTGGACAACATCGTAGCGGCGATGTCGAGTGACAACGTCGAAGATATGATGAAACTTACTGGTCAGGGCGGTGGATCGACTGAGAAAGTCGGACTGCCCCGCCTGAATATCAACTACGATCAGGAGACTGATGACGGTCAGACCCTCGTGCGAGGCGACTGGAAGATGTTTCTTGACGGACGTTTCATCTACGCCAAAGAGGTGAAGCTTCGGGCGTTGCTGCGTACCTACGAGTATTCTATGTGGGACTCTGAGGCCAACGAGGGTAAGGGCGGCTTCTCATGCAAGTCAGTCCAAAAGAACACACTGGGCGGAGACTTCCCCGACACGCAGGGCGGCAACAAGTGCGGACGTTTGTCACGTGACGAAGAGGAAGCCCTAGATAAGGATGATGTTCGTTACCTGACTTCTCGTGCTGTCGTCTGCAATCAGGTAATCTACGGACGCATCAGCGGGTCATTCCGTACGTCCGATGGTACGCCTGTTGAGGTGAGCGAGGAGCCGGTGATTGCTTACTTCAAGCGGTCAGGGTTCAAGCCTATCGCCGACTTCATTCAGGGGCTTACCAAGCAGAGCAAGCTGATGGCGCAGACAAACATCTTGCTGCGTACCAATCGGCAGAAGAAGGGCAGCGTGACCTACTGGACACCGATGCCTACGTTCGATAGCACTGTAGCTATTACGGACGACGATAAGGAACTGTTGGGGACTTTCGTAGAGACTGTGAAGGGACACAACGAAAACGTAATGAATGGACACAGGGAAGCATCTAAGCTTATGTCAGACGATAGCGACATCGATCTGGCGGCGGATTTCAAAGATGCTGACGCTGCTTAACATTCAGGACTACATGTCTAAGGCTCTGCGTGGGGAGGTTGCGATCTCCCCCGCAAGTCTTTCTGAGTTTGTAGACACCACAAAGTATTCTGTAGAGCGGCAACTCACGGACAAACGCGGTGAGTATCGCATACGTATGTCCGGATTGGGCCGTCCGCTCTGTCAGCAAGTCCTTGAGAAGAAGGGCCACAAGGAGTCGATGCAGTACAATACGCTGTTTCGTTTCTTGTTTGGAGACATAACAGAGGCTATCCTGATGCTTGTCATGCGGGAAGCCGGTGTAGACATCGTAGATGCTCAACGACAGGTCGAACTGACGCTGGGGGATCACACAGTCAGGGGCACTCTCGACGTTATCATACGTGACGAGACAGGCACAGAGAAGGTGTGGGACATCAAGTCCGCAAGCGACTGGGCCTTCAAGAACAAGTTTACTGGATTCGGCGGCTATGACTCCCTGAAGAATGATGATCCATTCGGGTACGTCATGCAGGGCTTCCTCTATGCTGCAGCTACGGACATGCCCTTCGGTGGCTGGATCGTAGTCAACAAGTCTAGTGGTGAGGTGGCTATCGTCGAGGCACCTGAGTGGCAGGAAGAGGACCGTGTCAAATACTTGGCAGATGCAGTAGAGCGCGTCAAGTTCTTGACAGACCCTGATGTCGAGGAGTTCAAGCCCTATCCCGACGAGTTCGAGACGTACCGCCGTAAGGGTGAAACCCTGCGTACGGGAAACAAGGTGCTGTCGAAGGAGTGCAACCTCTGCGGATTTCGCGAACACTGCTGGCCCGATGCAGTCCTACACGCCCGTGTGACTTCACAGGCTAAATCTCCGCCCCAAGTCTGGTATACCAAGCTAAAAACAAAGGAACTGTAACATGCCCTACCTCTTCGTTCGAGACTACGAGGTAGAACTGATGGAGATGAACAAAGACCTTCATCACGTGTATGTCGAGTCGCACAGGGCTAGTGGAGGTGAGCGTAAGCTTGTTCGTTTGCGTTTGAATGAGCGGGCACTGCCCCTCACTCTACGCGACAACTACAGTGACTTGGGCGCACTCACGTCGGACACTGAGAAACGAGACATCACCACACTCGAATCTGAACTGCAGAAGATAGGCAGACTCTCACACTCTGGAGTTATTGTATGCGTCCCACTGAATCGTTTGACAAACGAACTGTCTACAATAGAAAGACTTTCCCCAAGAGTGGCAGGGTACGTGATACAAAGAATGGGATCAATAGGAATGCAAATATGAAGCGGGGCAATCGCAAGGCTGGGTTCCGGTCTAATTTTGAGTTGGGTATAGCAAAAAAACTCAGCAGCAAAAAAATTCCGTACGAGTACGAGCAGATGCGACTCACGTACATACCCAAGCCTCGCACCTACACTCCAGACTTTCACCTCACCAAGCACAACATAATCATTGAGGCGAAGGGCTACTTCGACAAGGGGGACAGGGTCAAGATGCTTCTGATCAAGGAGCAGCATCCTGACTTGGACATTCGTATTGTCTTCTTGAATGCACGTAATAAAATTTACAAGGGCAGTAAAACCACGTATGGTGCGTGGGCCGACAAGAACGGGTTCGAGTGGGCAGAAGGCTCTATACCAGAGGAGTGGCTAAAAGATGACGACGATTGATGAGGGTGAATTTGAAAAGGCAACCCTGATGCCTAACCGCTGGTACATCATCCTGCGTAAGATCGACGAGGAAAGCTTCCAAGTATCTGCGTACGATACGACAACGGAAGAAGATGACGAATTCTACGAGGCCGGTACGATTGTAACAAACGGCATGATGGAACTCCTAGAGTCTGACTTTGACAGGGTCATGGAGGCGGGTCTCGCTCGTCTTGCGTTTGACAACGTCAAGGAAAAGTTGCTTAATGAAACAAGCAACGATGATGGTCCGACTGTAAAGCACGAGGACGGCACCAACATAGTCAAGATAGACTTTGGAAAGACGCAGTGATGAGACACGAGGCATACATGAGAGAGCAGGCTACAAAGAATGATAACGTCAACAGTCCGGCACACTACAATCAGGCAGGTATCGAATGCCTTGATGCAATCGCAGCGGCGACGGGTGATGGGTACGAGTACTACCTGCAGGGGAACATCATCAAGTACCTCTGGCGGTACAGATACAAAAACGGAATCGAAGACCTCAAGAAAGCACAGTTCTACCTGAACAGATTGATCGCAACAAAGGATGATAACAATGAATAATTTGCTACCAACACCATACCAAGAATTTATACATAAGTCGCGCTATGCACGGTGGATTGAGGAAGAAGGGCGTCGTGAGAACTTCGACGAAACCGTGTTCCGCTACACAAATTTTATGGCAAACCACGTAAAGAAAAATCACGACTTCGAGATACCGGATCGTGACCTGCTCGACATCCACGATGCCATTCTCAGCCTAGAGATCATGCCATCCATGCGGGCTATGATGACTGCAGGACCGGCTCTCTCACGGGACAATATCTGCGGGTACAACTGTTCGTACATACCTGTCGATCATCCACGTGCGTTCGACGAGTGCATGTACATCCTGATGTGCGGCACTGGTGTCGGCTTCTCTGTTGAGCGTGAGAACGTCGATAAGCTGCCGATCATCTCCGACAACTTCAGCAAGTCCGACACAGAGATAAACGTAGCTGACTCGAAGCCGGGATGGGCCAGAGCATACCGCGAACTCATCGCCCTGCTCTACGCTGGTCAGGTACCCCGCTACAACGTAGATGGTGTTCGTCCTGCTGGTGCGCGGCTCAAGACTATGGGTGGACGTGCGTCGGGGCCACAGCCGTTGGTTGACCTGTTCAACTTCACCATAGACACGTTTACAAAGGCGAAGGGACGCAGACTCTATCCTATCGAATGCCACGACATCATGTGCAAGGTTGGTGAGGTTGTTGTCGTCGGCGGTGTACGTCGCTCTGCCCTGATCTCCCTGTCGAACCTCAACGATGATCAGATGGCACACGCCAAGTCGGGGCAGTGGTGGGAGCATGAGGGTCAACGCGCCCTAGCTAACAACTCTGTAGCCTACAAGAACAAACCAGAGATGGGTACGTTTATGCGGGAGTGGCTTGCACTCTACGACTCGAAGTCGGGAGAGCGTGGCATTTTCAACCGCGAGGCAGCAGACAAGCAGGTTGCCCGTAACGGACGACGCGAGACAGGATATATGTGGGGCACGAACCCGTGCAGCGAAATCATCCTGCGTCCCTACCAGTTCTGTAACTTGTCGGAAGTTGTCGTGCGTGAAAGCGACACGCTAGAAAGCCTGAAGAAGAAGGTACGCCTAGCAACGATCTTGGGCACCCTGCAGTCCACACTCACTGACTTCAAATACTTGAGGAAGATATGGAGAGACAACACGGAAGACGAACGATTGTTGGGCGTTTCCTTGACTGGTATCATGGATCATGGCGTCCTCTCAAAGACTACGGACTCAAAGCGTTGGCTAGAGGAGATGCGCCAAGTTGCTATCGACACGAACCTCAAGTATGCAAACATGCTTGGAATCCCACAAAGCAGTGCTATTACTTGTGTCAAGCCATCGGGCACTGTGTCACAACTCGTAGACGCCGCCAGCGGAATTCACGCCCGTCACAGTAAGCACTATGTGCGTACGGTGCGGGGTGACTCGAAAGACCCCCTGACGCAGTTCCTTATGGACTCTGGGGTGCCTGCTGAACCGGACATCACGAAGCCTGACTCTGTTGTAGTGTTCTCGTTCCCTATGCAGTCGCCGTCTAACGCTATCACACGGACAGACATGTCCGCTGTCGAACAGCTTGAGTTGTGGAAACTCTACGCCCTACACTGGTGCGAACACAAGCCGTCTATCACCGTCACCGTCAAGGAGGAGGAGTGGATGGACGTGGGTGCGTGGGTGTATGAGAACTTCGATGTGGCGTCTGGTGTGTCGTTCCTGCCCTTCTCTGATCATACGTACCAACAGGCTCCATATCAGGACATCGAACCTGACGAGTACCTTGAGTGGAAGGATCGGATGACCTACGTCAACTTGGACTGGTCCCGCCTCACAGACTTCGAACGCGAAGACAATACGACAGGCTCACGTGAACTTGCGTGTACTGCTGGTGCGTGTGAAGTCGTGGACTTGAGTGCAGCGTAGGGGGTGGACAGTGGGAAAGCTTACTGTAGAGTGTATAGAGGAACACGAAGACGGTTCAGCCACCGTAGTGTTTGAGTGTGACGATGACACGAGAAAACAACTCATCAACGAGGGACTTATCTCGCTCCTCAAAAAAGCCGTTGATATGGAAGCAGGAGAAGGGATGGATTCAGTACAATCCGCCTCGAAACCACCCCTGCTACAAAGAATGGAGAGAGAAAGTTGATCGAAGTCAAGATAACACCTGAGATCATAGCCCGTGCCAAAAAGAAAGCTGCCACTGTAGGCAATCTACAGGGCAGCATCACGGGTAGCTTGAGTAATGTCGTCGGTGCGATAGGTGAGATCATCGTAGCCGATATCATCGACGCAGACCAGTCGAACACCTACGACTATGATTTGGTGAGGGACGGGGAGCGGATCGACGTGAAGACGAAACGCTGCAACACACGTCCCCTTCCACACTACGACTGTTCGGTGGCTGCACACGGAGCCAAACAGGACTGCGACAGTTACGTGTTTGTACGCATCCTGACCGATTCATCGCAGGCGTGGATACTTGGTAAGATTCCGAAGCAAGACTTCTACACAAAAGCGACGAAATACCAACGGGGCGACGTAGACCCCGCAAACGGCTTTGAGTTCAAGGCCGATTGTTACAATCTACCTATTAGTGAGTTGTCCGATGTCAAACAAAGCGTCTCTGTTTAAGTTCGAAGCGAATCTTCTTACCAATGGAAAGGTCGAGTTGCTTTGTGAATCTGTTAAGCCCGAAGAGTTCGAGGGCGTGATCAGCAAAGGGTTGCCGGAGTACGATGGTGGGCACTCCATAGCAACCCTGCTGAGATATCTGAAGTCTTGGTCAAACGAGGCTATGGATAAGTCGGCCAGATATATCTAGCTTTTACCCTTGCCATCTGCAGCATAGAACGGCACCCTCTCACCGGCATCATTCGTGACCATCTTTAGTTTGCCTCCGCCTGCCATCATCGGCATATTTGGCATCTTCGGCTGCTGCATCGCCTGATTCTGCATCATGTTTTGTTGTTTCTGCGTTGTAGTCATCATGCCCCCCGCTTGAGCCTTCTTGCGGGGTTTCTTTTTGGTGGTAGCCATGCCGCCGTACATCATCGGCTTACGTCTTGACATGCCCCCATACATCATGGCCTTGCGCTGGCCGTTGTTGTACATTTTCATCGGTTCTCTCCTAGTTTTAAGGTTGCCCAAATAGTCTCTGAGCGTCTGTTTCTGGTGCTGGATCGGTTCGTGGTATTACAAGGTCTTGGAATGCAAAGCCCAAGTCTGCCCTAGATCGGATGGTTCTGCTATCGTCTGTGGTTGTAGGTCCACCCATAGTGAATTCGTAACCAGTGCCTGTTCGTACTCTGAGTGGTTCTGGCTGGTGCGTAGCGTTGTAGCGTTCAAGTCCGATGGATAGCATCTGGAACATCTGCTTGTTCTTTTCGAATGGCAAGGGCTTTCCTGTGCGGACCATCTCCATAAACAACTCACCAACTTTAGGATTCTGAATGATTTGCGTCAGCATGGACATATTTCTGTTACGCATCTGTTGGAGGACAGCCTCCGTACCAACATACCTGAAGCTTACAACGCCGCGATTGATTGCATAGAAGCGGCTTATGTAGCTTTCTACGGAGAATGCACGGGGTATGCCCGTAAACCTGACGCGGTTATCAAGTTTAGTCTGTTCCTCTGCCATAAAAGCAAGGACTGACTTGTATGTCTTGTATGCTTCCGGACCTACAGCGTCCTCTACTGCCCTCGCTACGGCAGGATCGTTGATTCCCAGAAGAGAGTTTAACTGGTTCATGTCTACGTCGTAGTCAGGGGTCAGTCTCTCTGCACCACCTACCATAGTCTTGCCGGTGTTTGCGGTGAATGTTCCAGTTGCCTTGAAGGCTCTATTGGTGATGGCTTCACTGACAACAGAACGCATTACTTCTGATATCTCGTCATCATTCAGCTTGCCAACGGTCTTGAGGTGATTCTTGAGAAGGGCTATCCTCTCTGGACCGCCCCCAACTAATACGTCTGCAGCCTTCACAGCGTCGAGATTTTCAGGACTGTATCTGCGTAGAAACTCTATGGAGGTCTGTACGCCGCTCTTGACTACGCGAAGCTGCCTGCTGACCTCCCCTGCATTTTCTTTCGCTGCCTTTTTCATCATCGACTGAGCGTTTGCAAAGGCAATCTCACCGACTGTGTCTTCAGAGAATTCCATCATGTGTCTGAATATTTTGTTGGTGTTCATAAGGGCGACGACATTGCCGTCTGCGTCTATGCCAGTGAACAACTGTTCGTACTTCGAAGACATGTCCTCAAATTGTTTGAAAGTAAGATCGTCGCGTTTCAGAGAGTCCATGATCCACTGCCTATACGTAGCAGCTATAGACTCCTTAACAAAACGTCCCTCTAGTGTTCGTAGGTCAATTCTTCGTGTACCGTCCGGCTGCAAAGTTCCCACAGCTTTTACAAGTCGTGCAAAGTCTCTGTCTGCTACTGCCTTGTCCTTGTTAGTCCACGTAGCCACATCAAGCCACGTAGTTGGGGGGTTGTCGCCATAATCCATTCCGCCGGGGTTGTCTACGGTTCTGCCTTTAAATACTCGCGGCTCTCCCTTGAATGTATTCGTGCCCAACCAAGTTGATACCAGAGGGTTGCCTCCCTCCCAGCGATTCATAAGGTTACTCCAGCCTTCATCGGCAACACGCAAGGCTTGACGAACCGGCATGTCTACTTGTGTACCGTCTGGCAGAGTTACTGCTGCTATCAAGTCACCAGCATCTATACGGTTGCCTTGAGAATCGGTTACGGTAAAGTTGCCCAGAGCCTCGTCGGCTGTCAACTTGAGCCTCTTGTAGTCGGCCTGTGCAGCGTTATTTTTTGCCTTGCCTGCTCTAAACGACAGTTGTCCCAAGCTTTCGCGGGCTTCTTTAATTTGCAAGAAGTCTAGGGGAAATACTTCTACGTCTATCCCCCTTGCAGCATTCTCGTCACGCATAAATTTGACGACTGCAAGAGACTCAGGTACGCCTGTTGCTAGTTGATTTCCTGCACGAGCCTTAGTAGCTTCGATAATGTCCTCTACCTCGACGCCTCGCTTTGCAGCAAGAATAGAAAGTGAGTTTTCCGCTGCACCTGTAAGTGTTCTCAAAAGCTTGTTCATGCTCCCCGTGTTCACGGAGTTCGGATTCATAGCTACCAACAGGTCTATGTTTTCGTCCTTGCCCATGACGGAGAATATGTCATCCAGAAGCTTGCCGCCGTCTGATGTGGCGATTCCCATGACTCGTTGACCATCCGGCCCCGGCATACGGAATATCTGTCCGTTTAGACTTTTATATGGCAGGGAAGCATTTTGATATGCCGTAGAGCGGAGGTTCTCCATGCCCAGTGCAAACAAATCAGATGGTTTTCTGTAGAGAGGAAGTACACCATCTTCTGCAGCGTCAGGGAAAGCATCGGGAGTGATCCTTTTAACATCCTGCCCTGTAGGCAACGCCCTGCGAACAACAGTCTTCAACTGGGATGTGATCTCATCAGAGAAAGCGTCAGACGTTGCTTCAATCTGTTGACGCACCTCTACACCCTTTGCCGGATCGATGAATTGAACGCCATCTCCCTTGAGACGAGCAATTACTGCAGGCATGTTTTCGAATGAGTCGGGCGACATGTGATGGGCAAGACCCGTTTGATCACCCCTAATCGTAGCAAGTGCTATTTCCACTCCATTATTTTTTACAAACTCCATATCAGCATCTAGCTGACGTATCTTGTTTTCGGAGTTTTCAAGAGCAGCTTGTACGGTATCATACAGTTTTTTGACTCCAGAACCTTCCTCACGTGCTTGGGGATTTGATCCCAGCCTTTCAAACAAAGAACGAAGTTCTGCTGTAAGTTGTCCTTGCGATAGTCGAATGTTTTGCAATTCGCGGGATGCCAGATCAAAGCCTGCCGTTCCCGGAGCGTCCAAGTCCATACGCATACCCTCTTCGAGAGTTTGCAGGATAGACAGCTTGAATATGTTAGCTGCTGACTTGTTGGTAAGTTCTGCTGGAACGCCTGCCCGTACTAGTTCTGCGGACAACTCGTCAAAATACTTTACACGAGCCATAACACCGGCAACAAAGTCGGGGTCCATTTTTTTCATGTTTTTGCCTAAACGAATGGCGTTCATCAGGTCTTTGGGTGTTGTATACGAACTTGTACCTATTGCTCCCCGCACCAAGTCTTTGACGAATACGGCAGCAGTTCCCGCTTTGCTTGCGCCATACATACTTATTCCCGCAAGACTACCGATTAACTCCCACAGCATCATGTCGCCACCGTAGTTTTGACCTACGATGTTTCCAGCGGCACCACCCAGTATGACCGTAGCGTCAAGCTTTGTCGATGTACGCATAAACGCAGGAACTTCAGACATCGCCACGATGCTGCGTAGTTCGTTTTTGCTTCGATCAATCTGTCGTGTAAGTTCGTCCAGTCTTGCTTGATCGGCAAGAGATGTGGTCTTTCCACTATCTTTAATCCGCTGCCGAATTGCGGCACGTTCTTGAATCTTGCCCCTACGATAGGCTATAAACTTGCCCACCTCTTCCCGCTTGCCGACTGCCAGAGCAGCATCTTCAAGCTGGAAGCCCGCCTTGAGGGCACTGGTGGTTCTGAATCCATTGATGAATGATATAGGTTTGGCGGCAACCCCTGCAGCAAAAGCGATAGGCTTCCCTGCTAGAGGAACATACATAAGCATATCATGTATGACATCACTCTTGACTGTGAAGGTTGTGTTTGTAAAAGGAATGTCAACTTCTTGTTTACGTTTTGCTTGGTAGCGCAGCAGGATGTCATCCGGAGTAGCGTCTGGAAACTTTTTTCGCATGTCGTTTGCAAACAGCTTGAAACGCTGCATCTCTTTTGCGCCACGCAAAGATTGCGCAAGTCGTGTAACTCCCAGAGTAAACTTGGCCTCAACCGCAATGTTTGCCAATGCAGTCGCAGGACTAGAGTAGAAGCGAGAAAGTTGTTCAGCCTGATCGTATGTGATGTCGAGGCCCAGAGCATCGTAGTGGTCTTGAATCGTATCAGGGAGACGAGGCAACCACCTGTCATGCAGGGCTTCTCTTCCCTGCGGTGTACTCAGGTTGTAGCCGCCAATGCCCTCGAAGTTAAGCTGGGCGTTCCACAGTGTAAGTGCCTCGAATCCCTCGCCTAGCACCCACGTTCCCATGTCCACACCAAAGCGAAGGGCTTCCGTAGGAGACGCGGCAAGGATAGACTTATCGCCGTATGATATACTGGACCCCAGAAGAGTGCCTTCTAGTTGTGGTATGACTTGCTTCAAAGATAGACGATGCTTGAGGACGCCTGCAATGTTACGTTCACTCATGCCACGCTGACGGAAGTAACGAACAAACTTGTTGGCAAACAACGCATCCAGAGTCTGTTTGTCGTGTCCTGCAACAAACAAGTCAGCACTACCATCTTCCCGCTCAATGAACGGAACATTCATTTCAAGGTACTTTTCGATTTCTTCTGGCTGACGAGTCCACTGCTCTGTGATTGCTTGGTACGGAATCTCTTCTCTGTCAACTAGAGTGCGTCCATCGCTTGTCTTGAGTTCAAACTCTAGGGTTTGAGCCTTGTTCTCCTCAAGCAGGCGGACTCGCTCTTCGAAGGATATCGGACCAAGTGCAGCTAGGGAAAACTTTTTAGTTGGGTACTTCCCGTCTGATCCTTTTTCAGCCTTTGTGTCTTTCGCTAAAAACGAAGTGGCACCCATGACCATATTCTTGTAAGCTTCTTCGTCTACACCAGCGGCAGCGAATGCTTCCTTAGATGTGACGATGAAATCGTCGGGTTCAAACTTCGACTTGTCTAGGACGTTCTCCCGCATACTTGTAAAGCCGGTGCCCAGTATGGATGGCTCTATGGTCTTTACAGATTCACCAGTCAAGACCGGAGACACGGGAGCCTTCTTGTCTACGGACATGGGGACGTATCCCAAGCCGGACATCTGCCCCGGAAGCCTATACTCCGAAGTCTTGAGGTCAGGACGAGGTGCAGGTTCGGCGGGAGTCTCTGCCGATATAAACTCTTCTAGTGCAGCAGCTTTAGTCGCTTCATCATCCGGCTCATCGGCGGGGGGCTGCGGTAGAAAAGTATTTGCGCCTTGTGGTTCTTCTGCCATGCTAGTTTCCTTGAAGTCGCTTGCGGGTAGTCTCTAGTAATTCAGGAGGGATGTCGTCGATACTTTCGTATTTATCTCCCGGTCCTCTACGCATGTTGAGACTGTCGAGAATGACTTTGTCGTCTACTTGAACACCCTCTGGTCCTGATCCACGAATTCTGGACGCAACCGTTGCCGCGTTGATCGGACGATGATATCCACGTGGATCGTTGTTGACTGCTGACATTGCCTTTACGAAGTAGTAGCCTGCAGATTCTTGCGGGTTTTGCGACATCTGGTAGTCCATGTCTGTAGCAATGTCCTGAGAAATACGTTTGATCTCTTCGAGAACTGCCACCTGAGACTGGGGTGTGGCTGTAAATTTCTGACGCAGAGCCTTCAGAATGATGGCAACGTCTTGGTCAGAAATCGTGCGTCCACCGGTGCCGCCCTGCATCGTAGCTGACAGTTCGTAGGCAAGAGACACAATATAAAGTTGACGGCTGGCATACAAACGCTTAACTTCGTCGTCTTTTATATCTGCAGCTTCTGCGGCAATATCATCAATAATACGTTCGATCTCGCGTCTAGCAGCCTTTTCTTCTGGTAGATCGAAGTTGGGCGGCTTGGCTGTAGGGTCGTCTGCACGATATCTTTCGTAGATGCTATTTGCGTAATCATTCAAATTACCCTTGATTTCATTTGCAAGTGTTTCTGCATCTCCTATGTTGAGAGCGGTCTTGACCCTGCTCAATCCCTCACTGCCCAAGTAGAACAGGCCGTCCACAGTCAGTTCGATATCCCCGACAGCTACAGAGCCTCTGTATCCACCCTGTCCCCCGTTTGCATTGTAGTCAAACAGAGTGTTGATCATCATGTTGGACAAATTGATAACGCGATAGGCACTGTTCTGTTTAGTCGATAACGACTGATAGTTCTGTTCAGTGATCCTAGTAGAGAACTCGCCGATGCCGTTACGCATCGCTGCTTGCTTGAGGTCGGGCGGAATGAACGAAGTTCCGTTCATGGGATTACCTACAACGCCGCCAATCAGAGGAGTCACAGCAGTTACGAGGTCAGACAAGCTTTCTCCGGAGCCGATGAACACCCCTGCCATGTATTCAAAGTCAGCAGACTTGACGGCTGCTCCGTTTGCAGCGTCAACAAAAGTCGTGAACATAGTCTTGTTGCCAGCACCCGGAAGTTTCTCAGAACTCATCTTGATCCATGCGTCTAGGATAGGCTGTGATCTTTCGAACGCAACTACGCCATCGACCATCACGGGCTGGCCGTTTTGGTCGTACTTCTTGCTCATCAGGTCCATGATGTCAAGCTTAGTTTTGTTTTGTACACCATCATTTACAGCAATCAAAATCGGGTTCAATGTCTTGGTAACAAAACTTGAATACTTTGCGGGAATATTTCCACCCACCACTGTAGTGGACGATCCGGACTCCACAGGATTTTCCCTAGCGTTGTCTTCGTCTATGGTTGTTGGATTCGTGCTGGTTACGGCAACAACGGGAACGTCACTAGCAGCCCCCAAGCTAGCTAAACGATCACTGACAGTACTTATCGTATTTTGTATTCGTGTGGTTTCTATTTCGGTCAGGTACTTTTGCATACCCGGAACAGCGAATATCCGGGGGTACACGCTCTTTACGTGAGCAGCAAGGCTCTTGTTACGGAAAAGACTTTGTCCTGTTTGTTCCCTGCTTTGTGTGTCAAGTAAGTTTAAGTGGCTGACTACGAGAGGACCGAATGCGTTGATGTATTCGTCGGCCTGTCCTTCGTCAACGAGTTGCTTCAAGTTGTCTGGGTTGAGATTTCTGTTCATCCGTGCCAGTTGAACGCCTTTGTCTAGGTCTGCAGGCGCACCCAGATACACGTCCGTTCCCTTGATCTTCATGGGTACGTTCATGGATGCAGCTATCTTAGCCTCACCTAGAAGTGTAGTTTCTGAACCCGTTACGTTCACTTCGCCTGTCGTGGGGGAAATGGTTCCTTTTCTACTAGATGTTGCTGACTCGATTTGCGTTTGCGTAGCATCTTCTATCGGCACATTCGTGAAGTCGGGACCGGAAATGAGTTCTACTTCGCGACTTTCAACTGCATTGTCAAGAGAAACAAAGCCACTGCTGTCTCGCTTACCCATGCCTGCAAACTCGAATCCAGACACTCGTCCAAATCTGCGTTCTAGTCCGGCCTGAGTAGGTGCAGTTATTTCCACACGACTACCATTCGCATCAGTTATGTAGCCGACTGCTACGCGGGTTTCCCCGTAGGTTACGCCCTTTACTATTGAACTTGTTATTTCACCGTTTACAGTCTTGACTTCCTTGTCCACAACTGTAATTGCAGAAGGGGAAATGCCGTTTTCTCGTGCAATCAAGGCAATGTCTGCGGGGTCTTGATCCGTTAAAACAGTGTTGTCCGGAAGTACCATATCAACAGCACTTTCTATAACTTCTACGTCTGGAGGGGTATAGCTGTTTTTTAGTGCCCTGTCGATTACCTCGCCAGTGTATTTGTCCTTTTCAATACCGTAGGTGTAGTGTACAACATCATCCTTATTTAAACCTAGTTTGTTTAATTCAACTAGAAGTTCGTCGTCCGTAACATTTGTAACAGTCCTAGTGCCACCTGTTTTAGTGGGCAGAACCGCTGTAATTAGTTCAGATTTTATTGTATCCGAACCTGTTCGAATGCCCGTGAATTCACTTACCGTCTCTTCACCACCGGTTTTTTCTCCTGAAGCAGTTACAGTGTAAGATACTGTTTGGATTTTGTTGCCGGTTTCCCTTGCAATAGGCGCAACTTTCGTGAGCGGACCCTGCACAATTTTGTTGTTGGCATCGACGGTGCGAAACTCTTGTTTGGTCCTGTATCCACGAATAACGGAAACGTCTTCAGGGCTGTAGATGGTGGGACCATTTTTGCGGTTTGTATGGCCTATTGCTGGTCCCGTAATTTTTGACGAGACGCCCGGACCACTCAAGTCAAGTTGCATCAGAGGCGGCAGACTTGCATTCTCTTGTAGAAGCGTGTTTTTAATTTCTGTTGTTGTACGGGGTGTACCACGAAAATTGTACAGAGGAATGTTGGGGTCAGGTGTATATTCAGAATTCAGATTAAACTTGTTGCCGTCCTGTCCCGGATTGTAGCCCAAAGCGGTAGCAAGCTGTGTCCATTCCGGTCCCGGAGATTTTGTCGTCTCTGGCCCGAAGGACGTAGTGTACTCAATGTTACCGCTGCCGTCGCCCCACATATATGTGCGTACACCCAGCGCACGTTGTTGATCCAGAGCCTTGCGGTCTGCCGCTGCTGCAGCTACTGCAATTTCCTTCTGACCGATAAAACTCTGCTTTGCCGCCTCTACATCTATCGTGTCCTGTTTTTCTTGTGCTTTTGCAGCAGCCTCTGCCAGAACTTTAGCAGCAGCAGCCTCGTCGTCCTGCTTCTTCCTATATCCGCTGGCAACAAACAATCCCAGTTCTAATAAAGCTTTGCTCATTCTACTCTACCTTATCTTTGGGCGTGTTAAGAAACGAAGCAGGGGATTCTGCTTGGGGGTATACGACTTCTACGGACGACTTCTCTTCTGCAGCCATACGTATATCCTCGTTTATCTTTTCGTTCATAGCTTTGTACAGTTCCGGATTGCGATCCTTCGCAATGTTAAAGAAGGTTGCATCCTCAACTTCACCCTCAGATACTTTCGGATCAACAAACATCTGTGGTTCGAAGCCCTCTTGAAGGGCCATGTCAACCAGAGCAATACCAAGTGCAGGCTTCATAAGTTCAGCAACGTCAGGGGTAACTGCCCCCGCCATGAACCCCTTGAAGGCAAGCTGCTCAACAATCTCCTCGACAGTGATGCCAGCCAACATCAGCTTGAGCATGTCGTCACGAGCAGGCCCATTCGATATCATCTCTAATGCGTGATCTATAGCATCATCCGGATTCGGGAATTGTGGTGGCTGTTCCCACTTCCACTTGCCGGGTGGGTCTGTGAGAGAGTTGCCCGGAGGAACGGCTAGGGCTGTGATTTTGTCCATCATGCGCTTGTCAATCCTTTATACTGCCGTCGCTTTGCACTTGTGCTTTGTGCAAGTCCCGCAGTCGATACAGATGACGCTGCAGGCAGTCGTGAAGCAGCAGGCAAGCCCATCATGCGAACCTGCTTTGCCAGATACTGTTGCATAGCTTGGCTTTGTAATGCGGACGATACTTGTGAGCCATTGCCAATGGGAATCCTGCCGATTTGTCCCGGCTGAAAATTGCTGTCCGTTCGAATTCCGCTGGCTGTTATTTTGCCGGGGCTAATCGCTCTGTCAAACCGCTGTGCTGCACTCAAACTTTGCACTGCCCCTATAGCCGCCTCTGCATCACTAGACTGGCCTATGCCCAAGAAGCTGCCGGTTTCTGTAATCGCTTTGCCTAGTGTTGACTGTCCGAATGAGGTGCTTTGAAAGGGCGTTATGTTGAACTTATTGAACACTCTTCCAGCAAAAGTATCATCGGTGTATGATGCACCTACGTAATCTCCTGCACCGCCATAGCCGCCTAAACTTTGCTCTCCAAAAAGATACCGACTGCCAAAGTAGCCCGCACCAGCCAATGCTGCTATCTTCAGCGTCTTACCGCCTACAAGCTTAGACAACCAACTCATTACTTATCTCCAGATTTTATCAATTATTTCATGCTTTAAGAAGTCATCATACTTTGTATCGTATGCTGCTTCGTTCGCAGCAATTGCCGCAGCCTGCATAGCGGCATTGTGTGCGCGATCCTTTGCATTTTCAGAAATCTTCATAGTCCACGCAGCTTTGTCGCGGTAGCGTTGCCACAGAGAATTGAGGGCGTTCTGTTGAATGCCCAAAAGATTCAGAGCGTTCTGCCTGTTTGCTTCGTTCTGTGCGGCAGTGTTGCGTGTGTTTACAGTGCGTCTCCACACAGCGTTGCTCTGGTCAATTTCAAGCTGCATGTTCGCATTGAATTGATCAGAGGCAGTTTCCATCTGTGCATTGAACTGCGCGATTGCAACCTTTTGGTTTGAATTGAATTGTTTAACAGCTATGTCACGGTTGATATTCGACGCCTCAATTGACGCGCCCATCTCTGCAAAGAACGTGTTAATTTCGTTTTCGGACTTGGCGTTGAATTGTTTGGCTGCATTGTCTGCAGCCTGATCAGCCAAAAGAGCCTGCAACTTAGACTGATATGTCAGGTTGTTGGACTGCTGCTCGTTCGTCAGATTTTGCATATCCATGCTTAGGAATGCTTTGGCGTTGTTTACAGCGGCCTGTTGACGATTGTTCAAATTCGCCATGTCCATCTGTAAGACAGCAGCAGCATTCTGCAGAGCGGCTTGCTGTTCATTGTTTAGATTTTGCAACTGAATCGTAGCGTACTTTTGTGCATCCTGCGCGGCAATCGGAATACCTGACTCCATCATGGCTTGCATGGTGGCAGCAGCAGCCATAGAGGACGAACCCAAGCCACGAGACTGCATCATAGCAGTGACCTTGCGAACGGCAGGAGCAGCCCATGCGGGTGGGGGACCACCCTCTTCGATGCCCTTAAACAACTCTGCAAGTTGGTAACGAGTAGTTGCGCGAGGATCGAGTTCTTGGGTGGCAGCTTCGGCAAGGGCCTCTTTGGATACGACACCCTGCGCCGCAGTCATAATTGACCCTTCTGACAGTTGCCCTTTTGCTGCTTCTGCTTTGCCTACATCGGCTGCTTTTGTGGAGGTGTAGGATGCAGGATCAAATTCTTCCGGCTTTTCTTGATCTTCAGACTTAATAGCAGCGGGAGTTTGTACCTTTGTTGGATCATCAATCAACTTGTCCGTAGTTTTAAGTAATTCGTTGTCTTGAACGTCTTGATCTTCCGGCTCTATCTTTGTGCCGGTGGGCAGAGCCGGTTCTATGGGACTGCCATCGGCGTCCTTTGCGAGGCCCGCCTGCTTCTCCATAGATTCAACAACATCTTTATCCCTTTGAGAAATGTTTTCGTCTTCTTCTGCCATTACCTAAGTCCCATAAATACTGATACCACCATTGCAATCACGAGCATGGTGCTACCCATAATCATCGCTTCCAGCCGCCACATGCGCTTGTCCAACGAGTCTAGCTTGCCATGAACCAACTCACGGAACATGGCACACTCCTTCTCGTGCGCTTCTAGCTGCAACTGTGTCTTGAGTTCCTGTTCCATGCGAGGTTCCGTGGTGAGTTTCATTATTCAGCAGCTTCCAGTGCGGTCAGTCGTGTCTCAAGGTCGGCACGTTGCGTCTCAAGTGCTGTGATTTTTGCTTGCTGTTCTTTGATTGCGGCAGTCAGCAGAGGAATGATGTCTGTGTATTGTAACCCAAGCGTTCCAATATCGTCATCCTGTACGTTTACAGCTTCTGGCAAAACCGCTTGTACATCCTGTGCAATCAAAAACACACGGCGGGTATTTTCTTCATCTGCTTTGTATTTACCAATAACAGACCGAAGTGATGAAATCTTTTCAACTGCATCTGTAATGGGTTCAATAATGTCTTTGACTCGTTCGTCAGATGTTGCTGTCCAGCTTGTGGCACCGTTGACCATATACTGACCAACATTATCACTATCCCGCACAATGTAAAAAAGATTGCCGCCTGATTGGGTTCCAACACCCCATCTCGTTGCACCAGTCAAAATCAGGTTTGAATTTGTTGAGTTTGTTGTAGAACCCACCAGCAAGTCGCCGCTGCTGTCGATGCGCATGCGTTCGGAGGCACCAAAGTGAAAACTAAACGCATTGTCTGCATCTTTAACACGCAACTCTGCATAATCAGAACCACCTTGAAGTCTAATATTGCTTTCAGATGCGTTATTAATGTGCAGTTGACGACTAGGCGAACTCGTGCCAATGCCCACATTCCCGCCGCTTGTGATGCGCATATGTTCAGTAGAGCCAGCAGCATTGCGAAATAGTTTATTTTCAGCGTTTAAAAAAATATCACCGCCTGTATCAGCGGTAATATTAAAAATTCCGCTGTTTGTACCACCCGTAGTAATTGTATGGGTTGCCCCTACTCCACGACTAGATACGAAATTTACAGTAGCATCTGTGGATGATACATCCACGCCTGTGCTGGTGGTGGCGAGTTTGGCGGAGTTATCATGATACAAAGTGATTGCGCCATCAGTATTAAAGGTAGCAAGTGTTTCTAATCCAGACTTTTGAAACTCAATAGAAGTACCGTCTGTATCTAGTATTAACTTACCAGTTCCATTGTCTTTGATTACGGAATTTGACCCATCATGATAAATCTGCAAGTCATTACCTGCACCAAACTGGACCTTGCCATTGTCCGCAACGGACATGTCATTTGACAACACAATGTCATCAAGTGTCAGGGTGCCGGTGATGTCCTTATCTGCACCGTCAGCTAGGTCTCTTGCTCGTGTCATTCTGCGTTCTCCAGTGCGGTAAGTCGTGTCTCAAGTTCTTGGATGGTTGCCACAAGTAGTGGCACCAGCTTTGACTGGTCAATGCCCTGATAAACAGGGTTGCCATCATCATCGACTTCGTTGTGTGCGCCTGTAATTGCTTCCGGCACAACGGTCTGCACTTCATGTGCGAGGAAGCCGTCAACGGTTGTGTCGGCGTCTGCAATGAAGTTGAAGCGGACAGGGTTGAGTTGCTTGAGGCGTGTTGTTGCGCCTGTCATATCAACTACGTTTTCTTTTAGGCGGTGGTCTGAGGATGTGTTATAGGCTGTTGCTGAAGCGGTTACTGATATGGAACCCACAGTGGTGTTGTCTTTGCGGAATAATGCAATGTCGCCGTCACTGCTTCGGCGGTTCAAAAGCAATGGTGCATCATTGTTTCGGGTTGCGACCAAAACATTACTTCTATTCAACTCAATGCCATCGGTAGCTGTATTCTCTACCGTTTTTCCAGTCATTACCGTGCCATTGCTGTCGATGCGCATACGTTCTGTTGCGGTATTACCATACTCACCTGTGTAAAACCTAATTGGACTGGAGGCATGACCGCTTGTAATACCCAAGCTACCTGCCGATGCTGTGTTGCCTGAGATAGAAGATTGCCCACTTAGAAAAGCGGTGCCAGAGAGGTAGAGGTCTTTCCAGCGAGTGCCACCCGCACCCAAGTCGAGAGCATTGTCCCAACCTGCACCAGTGCTGTTGTTCGCAGGGTCGACGCTGTAACCAGTGCCAACTTTTAAGCCGCCATATGTCGGGTTTTTGAAGAATGGTCTGCCGCCGTTGGTGCCAATACTCCCCACAGTAACGTCATCTTTGCGTAAATTAATTATTTTCCCGTCATTGGTTGTTCTATTAAGGTCTAATGCAATGTTACTATCTACAGAAATTCCTGTTTCACCTGTAGGTCTTACATCAAATCCATTTGTGTCAACTCCAATTGCAGTCTTTCCCACCAGCAAGTTGCCGCTGCTGTCGATGCGCATGCGTTCTGCTTGTCCATTAGTGCCAAATTGCATTGAATTGTCAGAATGGTCATATCTGATGCGTCCTGCGGCAGAATCGCCATTATCTGCAAAAAACAAACTTGCTTTGCTAGTATTGCCAGCGCCTATTGTAATGCCAGCGTCACCAGAACCTTCAACAAACAATTCGTCACCAGAACTGGCTACCGAAGAGCCTGATGAAGCGGTTTGGATATGTGCTTTTGCACTAAGCGAACTCGTCCCGATGCCCACGCCGCCACCAGCATCTAGGATAATATCAAAGTTAGTATCAATCGTTACATCAGTGCTTGCAGTTGCGTTTGTTATTGTATCAACAGCTAGACTGCCTGTCACTTGCGCGCCAAAAGAAGCGGTGGCGAGTTTTTTAGCACTATCGTAGTAAAGTTCTGCGGCACCATCTGGCACAGCCGCAATCATTGTTTCAGTATTTGCGGGATTAGACACAATAAAGTTCTGCGCTAATATCTTTAAATTTCCCGTACCTTGATCACTTAGAAAAGATGTAGACCCATCATGAAAAATCTGCAGGTCAGACCCAGCACCGAAGATGGCCTTGTCGTTGTCGCCAAGTGTTAGGTCACCGCCACTAATGTTGAAGTCACCGTTTACACTGCCACCAAACACACTGAATGTATCGTACACGACAATCTCAACCACATCCGATGCAGTCAGGGCAGCAAGGCTACTGATTGTATTCGTTGATGGCGTGGCTGTGTAATCTGTGCCACTTACGAGGGCAACACCATTCAGGCTCACGTCTACGTAGTTCGCATCCGTGAACGACAGGCCAGTCACCTGTGCTGGCGCAAGCGAAGTCTCACCGCCTGACGCAGTGAAGTAGTATCGACTGCGTACAGCCTGAGATGGTGTTTTACCCAAGTATGCCATGTTATGCTACCTCTGCAGCTTCTTCCTCGTCAGTCTGCTCTTGTACAGACTTGATAAGTTCATTGGTGAACACGTTCTGTGCAGCTTGCACTTGGTCGAGTTCAAAGCGAATGTTCGCAGACTTGTTCTGACATGACCGAATCTGGTTAATCAGATAGGTCTGCTGCTCATTCATGTCTTCCGGCGCATAGTCCTTGCCGTCGATTGTGATTACATTCTCAGTCATAGTTACTCCTTACCATCCAGACGGAAGACGATTACCCATTGCTGGGGATGCCATTTCCGTGATTTGTGCATCAAGACTTGCCTGTACCTCTGCCTCTGTCTGGGCGAGATGTTCAAGTGTCTTGGTCTTGCACCAGTCTTTTGTCACGCTGTTGAACGTAACGAAGTCGGGGTCATCTGCTTCGGGCGTTGTAAGACCTGCTGTGCCATACATGCTGGCTGTCAGGTAGTTGCCGTCTGCGTCTTGTTCAGAGTCACTGACTGCTGTTACACGCCAGTGAATAGTTGAAATCACGTCGTCGTGACCATTCTGTGCAGTGTTGTGGACATCCAGTGTAGGGAAGTCCCATGTGTATGTATTGGCCATCGTAAAACTCCTTTAACAAGCCATCAGGACGCAAGGCACAAGGTAGCTGCCATCGTCATAGGTATGTGAAACATTGGTGCTGGTCACCTTTGCAATCGTCTTGCTGCGAACAATGTCGTCGCCCTGCGGCTTGGCTGTGCCGTCACCTGCCGACATCAGCAAGTCGCCTCGTGCCACTGTCGTGCCGCTGGCAATACGGATGACCATATCGCCGGTCATTGCGATGTTCATGTCGGCGGTGTAGTCAGTATCGTCATCATCCCAGTTGACGAACACGCCAGCCACATTGGCATCACCCTCGACAGACGACACAGCCATACAGTTAAGCTGCTCGTTGTCTTCGGTCACGCCGTCCTTTGTCCACTCTGCCATCTGGTCAAGGTTGGTCATTACAGTGCCTTTAACAAGGCCATCTATGCGATTGCCGTCAGTGGCTTGTGACCAGCGGGATAGGTGACCACCGTTGTACGATACGGTTGTGCCAGATATAGAAATGGTTCCTTCTGTTGTATCTGCGTGTCTAAATTGAGCAAGGATTCCATCAGAAGACTGTCTGTTCAAATATAGAACAGGGTCGCCACTATTCGTAGCAGACACAAACCCTTCATTAGTTCCTATACCGATTGATACGCCATTAGTTGAAGATGCAGATACAGTCTTTCCAAACAGCACGTTATTAGTTTCAATACGCATACGTTCTGTGCCATCAGTGCCGATTACTATGGGGTTTGAACCTGTGCTTGTAATGCCACCTGTAGAACCTAAAACATCAGCACCAGTAAAAACAGGGTATGTGCCGCGTGACCTAGTAGAACCTGATAATTCTAGGTTTTTGAAGCGGTGAGAAGGGTCGCCAAGACTGATTGCATTATCTCTTGATGCAGGTCCAGATGGGTTCCACGGTATAATATAGTCAGAACCGCCAGCAAACAATACACCGACATCATCATTTCCAATGAATAGGTCACCGACGTTGTCAGTCCCAATACTCCCCACTTTGGTGCCGTCTTTTTTAAATGTTGCAATCTCACCATCAGATGATTTGCGGTTTCCAACGAAAGGAGCGTACCCGCTTACACTTGATTGAAGTTGACCAACAGCAGTTAAAGAATGACCCACTATATTATTATCAGCAGGATAGACATTAGTGCCACCCACCAGCAGATTGCCGCTGCTGTCGATGCGCATGCGTTCTGAGGATGCACCACCGCCACTATTGGTGTGAAAAGTTAACTGAGTGCTTCCACCTCCGCTATAAGAGCCAACAGTAGCAAGACCACTGTCTGTTTCATAGTAAAGCTGAATGCCGTTTACGGAGCCTGTCGTGTCGAACGATGCGGTGCTGCCAGAGATACCTATCTGGCCGCTGCTGTCGATGCGGGCGGCTTCTGCATTTGCTGTGTAAAAGCGTGTAGCAGTATTTGTTCCACCTAAGAAAAACTCATCACCACTAAGCCCAACCCAAGCCTTTTTAGTGTTGCTGTCAGTTTCACTCAATATAAGCAGTGGTCTTGTGCCGGAAATATCAACTACAGGGCTGCTGCTACCACTGAAACTAGAACCGTCAGGAGACGCGGTGCCTATTCCCACGTTATTATTGGTCGAATCAACGACAAGCGTAGTGCCGTCAATCTGAGCATCGCCAGTGACAGTCAGTTCATCTGCCGTGTTGAACCGTGTGATGCCAGCACCAATGTAACCCATCAGGTAATCTCCAAGATTGACAGAGCCACGTCAGCAGATGATGCCGTGTTGCTCGTTACTTTCAATACGTCACTTGCGTTCATCACAACCTTTTGTTCACCCCCAACGACAACAAGGCTACTACCCACCGGAACGGGTGCAGCCTTGATGAGATATACGTTGTCGCCGTCATTGTTCTCAAGCTGCACATCCACCTCAATCTGTGAGGACACGATGTTGGCAACAGTGAGGCCAATGATGGTGGTTTCGGTTGCTGATGCACCGGTGTGTACAGTGGCAGCAGATGTGCCTACACCGGTGTCAGTAACGAGTTTAAATGCGTTTGCCATAGCTAACCCTCTTCGGATACATTATAGATTATTTTTAGCAGGTTGTCAACCCAAAGCAATCGCTAGAGCCACAGCTTCGTTTGACGCCGCAGTCTGTGCGAAGGCAGTAGTTGCGATAGTTGTGTTGCTAGTGCCAGCAGCCTGTGTTGTGGCAGTAACAGCACTGGACAGTGACCCACCATTAATTGTCGGGCTAGTCAGTGTTTTGTTAGTTAAGGTTTGTGTGCCGGTCAGAGTTGTGACAGTGTTATCAATAGCAACAGTAAGCGTGTTACCAGAACCTGACGTGTCAATACCTGTGCCACCGGCAATGTCCAGTGTCTCGCTGTCAAGGTCAATGCTTAGTGCGCCGCCACTGTCGCCCTGAAAGTCCAAGTCTTGTGCAGTGACTTGCGCATCAATGTAGGTCTTGATTGCCTTCGCAGAGGCGAGGGTATCATCCGAACCGGACACAGACGACAGGTCAGTATCCAAAACACCCGACGCGAGGTCAGCAACCTCTAGGTTTGTGATGCTGTTGCCCGTACCATTAGCGTCGATGGTCTTGTTTGTGAGTGTGTCCGTTGTGGCACGACCTACGAGTGTGTCGCTACTGGTTGGCAGGGTGATTGTACCAGTGTTGCTTATAGATGAAATGACCGGGGTGGTCAGTGTTTTGTTCGTAAGCGTCTGCGTACCAGTGAGGGTGGTTACAGTGCTGTCGATTGCAACAGTCAGTGTGTTGCTCGAACCTGATGTGTCGATGCCCGTGCCACCAGCGATATCAAGAGTTTCGCTGTCAAGGTCAATGCTAAGTGCCCCACCACTGTCACCCTGAAAGTCGAGGTCCTGTGCAGTTATCTGTGCATCCACGTACGCCTTGATGGCTTTGGCAGAGGCAAGAGTGGTGTCTGTTCCAGCAACACTAGACAGATCAGTGTCGAGTACACCCGACTTGAGGTTGTCCACTTCAATGTTGGAGACAGTGTTGTTGTCTACATCAATTGTCTTGTTTGTCAGGGTCTTTGTGGTTGCGGCGAGATACGTGTCGAAGGTATCGACTGTAGTCTGACGCATTGTGCCGCCATCGTTGGTTACGATACCGTCACCCCCCGCTACGGCTGTCGTGCCAGCAGACGTGCCACCATCCATCAGATTGAGTTCTGCGGGAGTGGCAGTTACGTTTGTGCCGCCGATGTCGAGGGTTGTCATCGACACTTCGCCAGCAACAGTCAAGATGCCCGATGCGAGGGTCATCAAATCCGTATCGCTGGTGTGACCGATAGTTGCGCCGTCGATGTTGACGTTGTCGATAACAGCCTGTGTGATTACGCTGTTTGTGCCAAGCGTTGCACCATCTATAGAGCCGCCGTCAATGTTGGCTGTATCCGCAACCAAGCTGTCGATATTAGCTGTGCCGTGTATGTGCAGGTCTTTGAACTGCTTGCTCGACGAACCCAAATCGATATCGTTGTCGGTTGTTGGCTCAACTACGCCATCCTTGATAACAAGCTGTTCGACTGACGAACTGGATACGTCAACAGAAAACTCAATCTGATTGTTAGGATTGTCGATAACAACTTTGTTTAGAGGTGTTGTAACTCCGGGGTCACCAATAAGTCCGATGACCGGACCCTCACCCGCTGTGCCATCATGTTTATGGCCGCTAGAGTTATTGAACGAAGCAAGAAGCTGGTTAAACTCGTCGTTAGAATCTGCTGCATCAATAACGTCGCCATCAACATAGGTTGACTGTCGTGCGGAATATCCTGCCATTTATCGTCTCCCTCCCGGAGTAAATTCTAGTTGGTAGCCCTTTATAGAAAACGGGGAAAGGCCACTGCTGTCGTCCACGCGGACGCCCACTGTAAATCCTGATCCCTCTACGGACTGCCTAACCAGAGGTGCGCCTGACGATCCATACACTGCAGTAGCATACTTACTTACAGGATCGCCGTAGATAGCCGCACTACCACCTGTCAACAAGTCATATTCTGGCGGCTGGGGTGCTGTAGATGATAAAAAGTCATAACGAATACGAAACTTAGAACTCATAGTGCCTTCGTTTTCATAGTTCCAGATGATTCTTTGCATCATCTTTCGTATACCAGCATCTCCCATATTTAGGTCAGGGGATCGATATCGTGCAGGTATGCTCGTCCCATCAAAATCATTGCCATCGTCATGCTTGTATACGTAACCGTCGTGACCGCCGTGAACAATTGTTTCGGTACTGTCAATGAACCCAGAAGCCATGCAGGCAGGCTTAATGCCCTGCAAGTCTGCGTACTCAAATCCCATACCTCCACCCTCTGCGGCCTGTTTCATCACGGCAGCTACACCCTTTGCTCCCGTTTCCACAGTAGCGTCTGCAGCAAAGAATATGCGATACTGACTCTTATTACGAATGACTGTTGATGAGATTCTGTCGAGACTGATGTTAGTGAGCAGGAGTCTGTCCTGTATCTGCTTCGACACGGTACCAAGTTCTACGTCTCCGATACGGGCCGTACCAGCAAGAGTTCGAAGACCATCCGGGGCAAGGTAAATAATATCACCGCCAAGTTCTTGGATGCTGTGCTGACTAACACATCCAATTCGACGTGTTACAGGCTGCAGTTGAAAGTCAGCAATGGACGTACCAGTAAGTTGATGAATCTGATCTTCGCAGAAAATAAACAACGAGTTACGAAAAGTAACTAGCTGCACGACTGCACTATCAACCTTTATAGACCCAGCACCGTTTGCTGCAGAAAAATCTGTTTCGCTAAAGGGCGCAGAAAACACGATCTCTTGCGGATTCGACGACATGCCAGCAAAAAACATGTGGTTCTTGTGCAGGGCTACGGTAGATGGGTCGGCGGGTGCGTTTGTTGTACTTACGGCAGTTACAGAGGAGTTGTCGAATATGGCAGCGTTATTTGCGCCATCCACGTATATTATCTTTTCGTTGTTGTCAAAATTGTAAACAACAAAGCTGTAACGACCTGCGTTAGTTCTACCAGTCTGTATCTCTGTCCACGATCCGGTAGTGCCGCCCTTAAAAACCTTTGTGCCTCGTGCAGCAATAATGTTGCCCTTGTAAATAGCAACACCTAAAACTTTTTCATTAGCTGCAGAGGTTTGAGGAACGATGTTTGAGTTGTACTTGGAAAATCCGTTTATTCTTCTATATCCACCAGAAATATCCGGCTCAAAATTTACAAGTTCTAGGGCTGCTCCGGGAGGCATAGAGAAAGAATCCCGGTTTAGTATTAAACCGCCGCCCAGTTTTACAACATACGGACTTAGCAGGGAAGTATCTGGCATCAGACGGCTCTCATGTAGTCCTTACGGTTAATTAATTCAATACGCATACGAGATAAGCCCTCCGTGTAGTCACGAAGAGCAAGCTGTGAAAATTGCACGTCAGAACGAAGCATGTGTGCGTAGTATCGTGCGCGATTTACAATTACGTCGTGAAACCGTTCCGGAATAGTGGGTGTATCTGTATTTGCAGTCATATCACTAACTGTCTTGTAGTAGTAGTACCTGATTATGTACGTAGACTCGTCCGGCACAGGAGACAGTCCCAGTTTTTGATCTGGCGTTTTGTAAATAAACTCTGGCAGGGCACGTGAACTTGTATCAGGATTCGTATCTGCTTCATTGCGTCGATCTAAGTATTCATTAAATGAAAGGTATCTTAATTTTTTTTCTGATGTGGATGCGGATTCTTGTACGGTAAAGCTGTCATAATCAACAGTCTTCGCATTTGACTCTCTGGCATATTCTGCTGTTCCAGCAGTAGTCGTAAAAGACTGACTAACAACAGTGAACGGCCACTCGACTTCTGAGTTGATGATGTCACGTTGAGCCTTATTTACAAAATCAGTAACAGATGTTTGAATACCGCGTGTAGAAGCTACGTTGGTAATCACCACCTCGTTGATTTCTAAAAGAACAGCATTGCAAAGTTCGAGATAGTTCATGTCTTACCTGTTAGGTTCGTAAAATTCTTCGGCAGCAACGACGACTGTCAGAGTGTTAGCAGTGCCTGCAGCTACAATAATCTTGTCACCCGCGTGGCAGTAGAGGGGCTTGTCTACTGTAAAAATTGACTCCGATCCCTTGCCTGCCACTGCGTGGGACGAAAACAATGTGTGAGTAGTCGAAGTATCAGCCTCGTGAAACTTTAGAGTGTAGTTACGATTACTCGCATCGGAGTTGGTCAGCAGGACGTGTTCTATGTGGGACGAAAAGTTTGCTGGAACAACGTAGCAGTCGGTATCATTAGTGTTTGTCAGGGCCGTTGCACGGGTAACAAACTTCGAGCCTCCGTTTAATACTGGCATATCTAGTACCCGTTAAGCTTCGCTATCCAAGACTTCGAGTGCTGCCAGTTTGTCTTCAGCATCCGCCCAAGCTTGGACTGCTTTGTCCATTTCTTCAAGCAAATCCGGGTGTTCACCGATGCCAGCAGGATTGTTCGTGTAATTCGCATATACAAAGAGTGCATCCTTCTGTTGGGCTTCGTACTTGTGCTTCAGTGCCTCGTAAGCAAGTCGTTTCATGTCAGTCTCCCTGTACAACATTATACACCTATTTTAAGTATTTAGCAAGTTTTATTTTTTTTGTGACTTGCGGATTGCTTCGAACGTCTCTTGGATGCTTGGTGGTTTGGTTTCGTTAGGGCTATAACGACACTGAAACTCGCGTGGGAACCACTCGTCCATACGAAAAAATATAGTGTCTACAGTGTTGTTTACGCCGTGATAGACGCACACCCGCTGCTTGTCTACGGTGGTGCATCCCTTCAAACGACAGGTAACATGCGTGGGGTCTGCTGCGTGAGCAACCTGCCCCTTGAGAAACATAGCAAATCCGTACAGCATTGCTGCACCGATACAACCCATAAGGGTCCACGCAACGACTTCTACGAACTTCTGTCTGCGTTCACGCTGCTTGTAGAGTGTTTCCTTGCGCTGCTTACGTATCTGGCCTTCCATTGCCACCAGCGAATCCCACTTAGACTTACCCATAGTGAGGCTTATCCACTGCTGCAGTTCGTATCGCTGCTGCTTTGCCTTCTCCTTGTTGGCAAAGGCGGCTATGGCTTCCTGCTCCACCGTCTGCCCAGCAAACAACTTCTTGAATATCGGCGGGTTCTTGGCTTCCTTCTCCGCCTGCTCCAAGTCAGACATGGCACCCATCCAACGTGACAGGTCGCCCGCCATCTGTTCGATATCTCGACCTACGGCAAAACCCTTCTTGATTGCAGAAAAAGCTGCCGAAGCAGTTGCCATTGCAGAAATGGGGTCCATCAGTATACTTTCGTGTTGTTGTCGATTAGTTTTGGTAGACAGTAGGAGGTTATCTTTTCTCCCTGCTTGTGCAGGACTTGGGCGTACCATACGCAGTCGTTGAGGTCTGCAAAGTACATGTCGCTGCTGACCAGTTGCCTGTCTTCTCCCGTGCCCAAGAAAACGAACAGGAGAAAGACGTGCTTCATGTCGTCTTTACAATACCAATCATTTTAGCAAGGTCTTTCTTCATCTCTGTACCTACAGCACCGCCACGACGAGGATTTGTCATGTAGTATTTATCATCGTGCAGCATCTCATACACTCCGGGGTTTTTATTAGATTTTTCTGCGCTAGGCTGCGCTTGTCTTCCGCGAGAGGGTTTATCTTGCATTAAAATTCTCCCTTCTTCATCGCGTCCGAAAGCTTAACAGCCCGCGATTTTACCTGTTTTGCCCAACGCGAATCGAGCATCTCGACGGATGCGGTGTGGAAGTCTCCTGCCTCAATACCAGCCCACATCTTCTTGAATTTACACAGGCGAGGCACACCCATGTTGAATGCCATGTCCATCACGATCAATTGACGCACAGCGTCGAGGTCGTACACACATGGCTTGGCCCGTGCCAGTTCGTCCTCTACGATTGCAATGTCATTGCTGGCTAGGTAGTACGCATCTGCTTCCGTGATGCCGTGTTCGTAGACAGCATCGATAGACGGAAAGTCCATGTGGTCAAGTTCGGCCTTGCTGATGCCCCGTCCCTCTAGGTTGCGTCCTATGCCAATCGTATCAATGCCCAAAGAATCTTTGTACACCCTAAGTTCTAGGCCCTCGTGCAGACGTAGTTTGCTAACAAACGTGTTGAGATCATACTTCATCCTGCGAGTTGCATCATGCGCGTTCATCATCGTACTCTTTCCTGCTTTCTACTTTGTTTTCGCCGCCCATCCAGATACCAAACGCACCTGTCATGGCTCCCATCACAACGCTTACAAATGCGGACTGTGCTGCAGTGGGGCTGTCCAAGTTCATAAACCACTCTGCACAACGCCAACTCATCAGAGTCATCACAAGCATCATAAAACGCGGCAGAAGTTTCCACTTGGATATACGCTCAAAAGTAACGTCGGCCACGCCTACTTCTTCCCAAAGAACTTAGTAGCACTACGAATGCCAAATGAGGCAGCAACGATAACGCCAAGACTATACTGATACCATTCTGGCATAGCTTCGAGTTGTTCGAATCCGTGTTTGACGACATCTTCCATCCCCGGTATGAATGCCAGTATAAGTGGCACACTAAATAAAATTACGAGCCACTCGTCTTTCCACGACGACGCACTGCCCTTAACAGCTTCCAAGTCCCAGTCGATTTCAGCATTCGCTTTGCGTTCGTACACAACCGCTTCAGCCTTCTTCTTAGCAACTTCAGCCTCAGTCTTAGCCTTACCCTTTTCAACGTGACCCTCCAGCCATGTGCCCGCAAGACTTGCTACGGGACCGATTAGTAGGTTTAACATTTCCACCTCTTCCGTGCTTGACGTAGACGACTGTTCGGATTCTTTGCCGCCTTTGGGAACTTCTTCATCTGCCCTGCAGAACGCGCACAAAACGACTTGCGACGTTTAGCTGCCTTACTTCCGGGCTTCACCTTGCCGGTAACTGCAGTCTTCAACTTGCTGCCGGGGTTCTTCTTGCGGTATGCCGCTACCCCAGCCTTCGTCATACCCGCACCCTTCTTGGTAGGACGAAAGTTTTTCTTGTTGCGGGCGGGCATGTTGTCAGGCTTTCTTGCCACTTGACTTCTTCCTTTTTCTGCCCGAAGCAGTAACAGACCAGTTCACTCTGCGTGGTCCGGTCTTCTTAGATGCTTCTTTCTTGGTTATGCGCTTGGCAACTTTGGCTGGCCTACAGGCAGGGTAGGGCCGCTTCTTCTTTTCTGATCCGGAACGACCACACTTCTTGCCGGTCTTTACATCCCGCCAGTCTTCCTTGAACCACTTTGTTAAGCCGCCCTTCGGTTTAGCCATTACGCATACGTCCCGCCACGCTTCTTATACGTGCGAACAAGCCAAGCATTTGCATACGCTGATGGATAAACATCGAACTTCTTCTTTGCCTCTGCCTTCACACGAGCGTAGAGTGCCTTGTTCTTGGGAGTTGCGCCCTTCGACTTCTTCTTGGGCTTGGGTGGTGCCTTCTTTGCCATGACTACGCCATCTTTACGAGTTTGTAGCCCATCTTCTTGGCTGCTGCACGAACTGCTGACAGAGACATGGTTTTGCCACCTTTAGCCATGCCCTTTGACTTCATAGCCTTGCCACCACGAGCCATGCCCTTTGACTTCATACGTCCGCCACGAGCCATGCCCTTTGCTTTCTTCTTTGCATTGCCACCACGGGCCATGCCCTTACTCTTCATCATCTTCTTCATTGTCACTCTCCGCATAAAGGTTGTCGAATACCCGTGTCGTATCGCTGACGTAGTTCGGGTCTTGTTTGGAATGATGAACCCACTGACTAGGAGTGAAGTCCGGCGCACCCTCACCTGTTACGAACCAAGCAGGGTTTGTTACTCGTACCCGATTGTTGGGCAGGGCGACCATGTTGCCCGTCCAGTCACCAGCATCTAGGAGTTCGAGTACATGACTCTGTTTGTGTTGTGCTGGGTCGTCTGCTACTTCGCTGTCTGTATAGTCTACGGTGAAGTAGTACTTGGCGGGGTAGAACTCCCCGTCTATCTTTGCGTACCACGGGCAGGGTGTAGCCCTGTTGAGTACAAATACTGAGTGGTGATGTGACTGACAGTCCCACGGCTGTGCCAAATAAGTAGGAATAGGTTCAGGCCAGTCATCTAGGGGTGTGTCTCCCACTAGGGCAGTCAGGGGCATCCGTGCCCACATAGCCCCACCATGTACGTTTTCGTCAGTTTCTTCACACCCTGTAAACAAAACTTGAAATGATAGGGTACGCATTGGTAGAGTAGTTACACCGATTACCATAGCGTGTAGGTACTCACCGTGGTATCTGTCGTGATTGGTTGTGTATTCTCTGCGTACCCAAGCCTTGAAGTAGGGAATATTGCTTGTGATGTAGTTCATCGTCACCTCCAGTAGAGTTTACCCCGGCGGGGATGAACGTATATACCACAGATTAAAAGAAAGGTCAAGGGGGCAAGTTGCCCTGCCCCCTCGTATTACTTAGGCGAACGAAGCCGCTGTCTCTGCAGTACCAAGTTCTGCAATCACTGCGAACACACGTACCTTGCCGTCGAATGTTGCCGTGTTAGCAATCAAGTCGATGGTGTCGGCAGCGGTGTACAGCTTTGCAGTACCGGCTGCATTGTTGATCTCGTGCCCAGTAGCAGTACCGGACAGAGCAGCAACATAGAGATCATCGTCAGTGTCGTCACCAAGATCAAGGACTGGCGAACCAGTTGATGCTACGGTGAGGACTTCCACGCCTGCCATGAGGACAAGAGTGTTTGCGTTCATTTCGAATACCTCTACGGAATCCGAAGTAGTCAGGCTGGTAGTTGAGAAGTCGAGAACGACCTCAATGATCTGTGGCTTGATGCCAACAGGTACGCCAGCAACAGCACCAGTTACGGTATAAGTAGCCATCTATCTAGCCCTCCTACGCGAAGTCGATGACGCCGCGAACGACAGCTTCTGGGCGCAGAACTTTGCGACCAAAAACGTGCAGACCACGAATAACGTCAGAGAACGACTCAGTTGAACGAACCACTTCGGTCTTAGCAATGTGCGAAGCAGTGGAGGTGGACGACATGTGGCCAGCAAGAATCACATTCTCAGAGGCGTCAGTTGCCACACCAGACAGAGTTACCTGATCGGTACCTGCTGTTGAGTTAAGCGCAGTAGACTTGTAACAGCGGAAACCAGCAAGGGTGCCCGGAATAGCAAGACCGTTACGCAGTGGAGAAGTAGCGTCACCAGTTACCTGAACTTCAGCCATCTTGTTTCCGGCTTGGAACATCTTCTCGTAGAAGATTGGTGGTGCTACAAACCAACGATTCTCTTCAGGCACAGACTGATCGTCCAGTGTACGTGCCATCAGCAGCATCAAGTTGATGCCAGCATCGTCAGTTTCTACGTTGATAGGAGCGGATGCAGTACCCAGCGCACTGTTTGTGGTGGTAAGACCACCTGACAGTGAAGCGTCGTCAGCACCAGCGATACCTGCGCCATCAGAGATAGCTTGCAGGACGTTTGCATCGTACTTACGCTTCAGAGCAAATGCACCTGATGAGGTAGCAAGTGCTTCAAAGTTTACGTGCGAATGCCGCTCTTCGATGTCGTCAATCTTGAACGCGAAAGCGTTTGCGTTATCGACAACCATCGTGATTTGATCGTCAGCCAAGTCTTGTGCGTTTACGACGGAACCTCGTGTATACGAACTGACTGTGACTGTTGGTTCTTTGATGATGCGAACCGTGTCGCCAAAGTTTTCAATTTCGCCCGCGTAGTCGGTGTTTGTAATATCTTCTACAACCGAAGCACGACGGAAGAACTTGAGAACCTTTTG